CGACATCAACCTTTACGCCGTACTTGGCGAACAGGCTGCCGGTCTCTGTGGCGCGAGTTGTGATCTCCTGCTGGATTGCGGCTGTATTGCCTGCGGCGGATGCCTGAATCGTCTGAAGCACAGACGATACGGAAACATCCTGGTCAGTCCTGGCCTGAATCTCGGAACGAATGGCGGCTGAGTTTGCGCCGGTTGCGGCCGAAAGGTTGAGGAGCTGTGAGCTGAGGGCGCTTGAGGCACTCGAGCGGGCCAGCTCCTCGGTTTTGATAGCAGAACCGCTGGCACCAACGGCGGTGTTCAGGTTCGACACCAGGCCAGCAGAAGCTGAGTCTGCGCTTGCCCTAGTGAGCTGCTCCACCACCAGCGCCGAGTTCGAGTTACCGAACGTGGATGCCAGCGAGCTCGAGAAGCTGGCCGTCGCCTGGTCGGCGGTGACTCGCGCAACCTGCTCGGCAAGAAGGGCAGCGGCACCCTCGTCTGTCTTGGCTAGGGCGCGAGTGATCTGGGAAGAGAGTGCGCTGTCCTGGCTGGACCTGGTCTGCTGCTCGACCTGCAAAGAAGAGACGGTGGAGCCCAGGACGGACGTGAAGCCGGACACCTGGGATGCCAGCGAAAGATCGCGGTCGATTCTGACCAGCTGCTCAATCGAGATGGCGGCCGAGTTGGCCCCAGAGATCGCCGAGAAGCTGGAAACCTGCGACGCAATCGAAGAGTCCTGGCTGGCCCTGGCAATCTGCTCAACTTGCAGGCCTGCCGTGTTGCCGCCTGATGAGGCAGCAATCGTTGTCACCTGGGTCGACAGGGAGAGGTCTGCCGTAGACCGGACGCTTTGCTCCACCTGGAGTGAGGAGCGGCTGTCAGATAAGGCGGCAGCGAGGGAGACGGCCTGCGATGCAGATGCAGCATCCGCATCTGACCTGGCTTGCTGCTCAACCTGCAATGCCGCCCTGGAGCCTCCAGCAATTGCAGTTAGAGCCGATGCCTGGTCGGCGATGGCGGAGGACTGGGAGGCGCTTACCTGCCGCTCGAGGGCGATGCCAGCGGAGTTCGCTGACGAGATGGCTGAGAGGCCGGAGAGCTGAGATGCGGTCGACGTGTCCCCAGCGGCTCGCACTTTGGATTCGGCTACCACTGCGGCCTTGGCGTCACCAGTCGTCACGTACAGCACACTCAACGATGATGCTTGCGCCGAGTCTGCGGTAGATCGAGCAGTTGATTCCGTTTTGATTGCTGCGGCGTTGCTTGCGTTGATCGCAAAGAGCGCTTCGCTTGTCCTGGCGAAAGCCTGATCGGCAGTCACCCTGGATGTCTCTTCAGCCTTGACGGTAGCGATAAGCTCGCCGACGTCGCCAGCACTCGCCGCAGAGAGCAGGTCGATCTGCGTTTGAAGCGAGCCGGTCGCCGTGCTGATGGCGGACGTCCTTGAGTTGGCCTCATCGAGAATCGCGTCTGCTCTGGCCTGCGCCTCAAGGTCGATGGCTTCGGTGCGTGCGTCGGCCTCGGCCTGAATCGCGGTGGCTCGAGCTTGAGCCTCAGACGCAAGCCTGGCGGCGACGCTACCAGCAAGCGTTGAGGGGCCGTCAATCAGGTCGATCCGCTGGGCGAGATCGTTGTAGAGCTGACTTTCTGTGATTTGGCCCGTGAGGCTCGCAAGCACAAGGGCTGGGTCAGTGGCTGTTGTTGCGGCAGTGCCAAGCAGTGAGCTGTACGCCCCGGACACGTTCGCCAGGCTCACATGACGACCCCAGTAATAGGCGGTCGCTGATGTCCCGAGGCTGTCTGTGTAGAACCTGGTCGCTGAAGTGCCGATCAGGACAGCCTGGCTCAGCAGGTTGCTGGATGATCTCCAGATCTCGGTGTACGAGTGGTTCCGGTACTGCGGCGCATCCCACTGAAGAAGGACTGTGGCAAACGCGCCGGTCGCCGTGAAGTTCTCTGGAGCTGGCGGAGGGATACGATCTGCCGCCGGGTCATAACCATCCGGGCCTACGCCAACAGGAACGATTGGTGAAACCCTACGAACACCCGTGCGGATCTGCGGAATCTCGGCCAGACCAGCATCAGCCAGGTCGCGAAAAGTGACGTTGGCATCAAGCGGGTCCCCAACGACGCCCTCTCGGACGTCCAGGACCTGCTTGATTGCCTTTGCTACGTCGGTCAGGTTTGACGACGTAACCGCCGGGATGGCCGGTACGCGTGTCTCGCTCATGACCGATTACACGATGCGCTTGAAGGTGGCGGTACCGATGGTCACAGAGCTGCCAACAGAGGCAGACAAGGATGCGGTCGTGTTGGTCGTGCCAGCTACGGTTACCAGGTATTCCTCGGCGGAAGCTGCGCTCGGCTTAACGATGTCGCCAAGACCGAATGTCGTGAGCTGGGCGTAGGTGCTGACGTTTACCAGTGCGGTCAGGGTGGCAGTGTTGCTGGTCAGCGTGGCACCGGCCGTATCGGCGTTGGTCCAGGTGGGGGCCGAAGCGGCGGAGGTTCCTGCGGTAGTGACCAGGTACTCGCGCATCGAGGTAGCCGTCGGGCGGATGATCTGGCCAACCGTGTAGGCGGTGTTGATGGCGAAGTTCACGAACGTGGGGAACTTCGGGATCGTGCGGAAGGTGACCGTGCCGTCGGTGGTGGTGGCTCCATCGGTCAGGCTCCAGCTCGGCTCAGTGGACGAGTTCGCTGTAGTGCCAGCAACGGTGACCACAAACATCTTGCCGACCGCTGCGGCGAAACCGGCAGGAGGGGAGACTGATGCGACTCGTGCGCCGACAGCCAAAGCGGTGTTCTGCGGACGAGAGATGTAGCTCTCGACGTTGATGCTGGTGCCGGTGACAGACCAGTTGCCACGGCTGATCGCGCCGTTGGCGGCAATCGAGCCCGAGAGCAGCTCAGAGATGGACAGCGTGCCAGTGTTGCCTGCCGCTCCGCCAGCCAGGGTCAGGATGTTGGCATCCGTTTCCTCGGGGTAGCCGGGAACGTCGATGGTTGCGGTAAAGGTGACGGTGCGCGTAACGGTGGCGCGGCGAATACTCTTGGGCATGATGGCTCCTTAATTGACTTTAGCTTCGGCGGTCGATGTGGTGAGCATCGTCTGCGTGATCTTCGAGCTGCCAACCAGCTCGAGCTCCCAGTCAGTCGCCCTGAAGCCAGAGGGAAGGCGAAAGAGGTTGTTGTCTGTGACGGTCTTGGTCACCCTAAGTTGGCCGTCTGCGTACACACGCATTGTCACTGGGTATGACGAGGCAACGACCTGGCCGAAGCCCAGGTTCAATGGGTGGCCGAAGCGGAAGACCTTAGATCGCCAGGTGTAACTGAGCACCGAGCCCCTGTCGTACCTGACGATGTTTGTGCCTTGCGCCAGGTACAGGGTGTCTGCCCTGGAGTCGTAGTGCATCGCCGTGATGGCGGAAGCGCTGTTAATGCTCGAGGTGGTGAACTTGGCCCCAGCGCCGCTGAAGTCGAAGATCAGCACGCCTCGCGTTCCGTCGAGCATCTGGTAGGTGGCGAAGTACCTGTTCTCGTGGCTGACGGCCTTGATGCTCGATGGGTTGTACGAGCGCCATTGATCAGGGGTAAGCAAGCCCTTGGTGACGATGTCGATGCCGGAGGAGCTGATGACCACTAGGCCGTCCGGTGATGCGTAGTAGACCGCGTTTCCAGTCTCGACGATCGAATCCACAGACACGCAAGCCTGTGGCAGGGATAGCTTCTCGAAGCTCATCGCTGCCGGGTCTACGCCAGACAGGATGTACGGGAAGGAGTTGGTCAGAAACGCCGCAGACTGACCGAATGTGCCGACGCCGACGATCGGATAGTCGGACGTGTACTGGTGCGGCCAGGCGTGAGGAAGGTTCGGCTCGGAGGCGTACGCCGTGTTCTCCACGAAGCCGACCGCGATCCCGTTGGCCATCATCTTTAGGCCTCGCAGACCGGCGGGCGGGGCGACCCAGTCGGTGGACGGAAGCAGCTCACCCAGCAGACTCTGGTCGTATTCGCCGGTCTGGCTGACGGTGGCCACCGGGACCTCCCTCCAGAACTGGAACTCAGCGTTCGAGCCAACGGTCGACGAGAGGTAAATGCGCTTAGTGACGATGTTGTACGGACCGCTCGGTGCGACAGACATCGTAGAGATGGTGATGTCATCCTTCGGGTCAATCGTTCCAACGCTGGCGGCGGGCGACGGCGGCCCCTCCTCGCCGTAAGCCGAGACGTAGGTGTAGACGGCCGTGAGCGTCACGGACTTTGCCGCCTCGTTAGGGATGGTGCCGCCAACCGTGGGCTTGCTAATGGGGGCAGGGATGCCCAGGTTGTAGCTGGCACCTGGGTAGCTGCTGCCGGACAGGATTAGTTCGCCTGGAGCGTACTTGGGCTGGACGCCATCAGACCAGTACAGCATCCCGTACTGGTTGTTGGTGATAGGGGAGCGCATGACGTCTGTGCGGTTCAGGAACTCGAGCCAGTGCTCGGTCTCGACACTGGAGTTGCCGTACCGGTAGATCGTCTTGGGAGCTGACTTGGTCAGCGCCTTGAGAGCGGTTGTGCCGTTGAGAGGCGCAAGCGCACCGCTAAGTAGCTTTACGTTGTTTGCCGTCTGGGCCGCACCCTGGTCGAGCAAGACCGGGTCGGTTGAGGGATTAAGGCCGTCGAAGGCGCTAATGACTGCGGTCGGCATCAGCTCACCACAAAACTTTCCGCGCCCAGTAGTTGGCGCTGAACGGGTCGTTCTTGGTCAGCTCGCCGCTCTTGTTGCGGATGCCGCCAGATCGAGCCAGGTAGTTCTTACGGCGACCGTCGTCCTTGTGCTGGGTGTAGTCCTCCATGCCGCGCAGGCCGAAGCGAACCAGCTTGACCTCGTCGCCCTTCTTGGCGAGGACCATCTTCTTTTCCTTGGCCCCGGAAGGCGCGCTCTTGGGCTTGTTGAAGCCGTCGAACTCGTGGCCTCGGTAGACCAGCTTGCCGCCTTCACGCTTGACGTTGGATGCTTTCATGGTGTCCTCGCTTGACCGGAATTATCCGTGGGAGGCTGACAGAACCTGCATCGCCTCCTGGGTGTGCTTGATCCGGTCGGCCAGGCCGATCTCGCCGCCGTTGATGCGCCTAGTCAGGGCCTTCCAGTCACCGGAGTCAGCGATCTGGTTGCAGCCCTTGGTTGACCAGAACCAACCGGCGCTCTGTGCGGCGTACTCAGGTGTGCGCACGAGGTCAGGCTTCATCACGAAGTCCACGCCCATCGCTTTACTGAAGTGATAGAAGTTGTCGTGGCCGGTGAGCTGCACCCAGCCGGAGCCTCGGAAGCGCCAGCCGTCGTCTGACGCCTCATCTCGGTTGCCCATCCGGTTGGCGTACACCTTGTTGGCAATCTTGCGCGGGTTGCGGTGGTATGGCTGGGCCAGCTCGATCGAAGGAAAGCGCTTAGGCCAGATCTTCATCAGGCGGTCGGCGGCGTAGTTCAGGTTCTCCTCGAGCACCTTGAAGTTTCCAGACTCGTGTCCGCACTGGCCGATGAAAGCGGCTTGCTGGCGCATGGTGGTGATACCCCACCTATCGAAGGTGCCGTTTAAGGCTTGGGCGAGCTCTGGATTGATCTTCAGCTTCTGGAGCTGTTCAGTGGTTACTGCCATTGAGCTGCTCCCTTACTGAGTTGTAGGCGTCGATGCACGCGTTGAGCTGGTTGATTGCCCGGTCGCCGTCGGCGACGATTTGGGCGATGGCGAGGAGGGTTGCTCGCTCGGCATCAGGACCTGGGTCAGCCTGTCGGTCAGATTGGCTGGCTGTTTCGAGATTGACGGCGGCAGGGGCGGGACTTGCGGGGGCTTGTACGCAACTGGGGGCGGGGAGGCGCACCCGGCCAGTACGGATAGCGCGATCAAGGGCGGAAGACTTTTGATCGAGAGCATGGTTGACCTCTTCAAGTTTTGTGGCGTGGGTGTTGATCTGATCGCTTAGGCGCTGTTCTGTCTGCCGAGCCTCTTCATTCTTTCTGGCGATCTCGGCTTGCATCTCAACGTCGCGTTTGGTCCAGCCCTCATCGAAGCCGAACCGGTAGATGCCGAAGATCACCAAGAGGGTGATCAGGACGGCGATGCCAAGTCTTTGAATGCTCATGCCTCACTCCTGGCAGCAGCGCGCTCCTGCGCAATCTCCTCAGCCTCCGGCGGGATATGGCTAGCCGGTGTGGCGGGCGGGGGAGGCGGCACCCAGGACTCGTCGAGCTCGGGGTTCTGGTAGCCCATCCAGTTCCAGTCAGGAGTTACCGGATGGGCTGGCGGCTTTGGGGGCTCACCCCCCGCTGCCGGAGCTGGCGCTGGCGGTGTCGGTGTTGGCGCGATGGCCTTGGCGATTGCGCCAGTGGCACGCTTAGACATGACGCCACCGATCCCGCCGACGATGAGCAGGACGATGTCGTTAAGCATCTTGGTGTACGCCTGGTCGATGGGTGCCATCGACTTAATCGGCTGGGTGACGAACGTCACCGAGTACAGCATGGAGACTACGATGAAGCAGAGGATCAAGGTCACCGTGATGACAACAAAGCCCCAGATTCGGACTTCAATGTCGTCAGCGGTTAGGTGCTGCTTCGGATGCGGGTTGAGTATTTTGAACGGCATTGATTTGCTTCTCCAGAATTGGCGCGACTAAGTACTCGGGACACATCTGCGTGAACAGACACTTCGGCTTCTGACACTCTGCCTTGGCGAAGTTGTCGGGGTTCTGGCAGAAATACCGGTACCTGTCTTCACAACCTGTTAACAGCAAGATCATCAATATTGCGGCGAGCTTCATTGTTTCATCCCATACATCACGAGGTAGACGCCGAAGCCCACGAGAACGAAGATGACAACGATGCCGCCGACAACAATCAAAATCTCGAAGAGTTCTTCCTGTTCCTGCTTAGCCCGAAGCGCCCGGTCACGAGCGAGTTGCGCATCAATCTTGTCCTGCTTATCCATCTCGGCCACGCGGACCATGATGGAGTTCCACACGTCCATGTTATTTGGGAAGAACAGTCCTTTGACCTGCTCCTCAAAGTCGCGCTGGGCCTTGAGGTCGAGCTCGATCTGAACGGCTTGCCCCATGTTGGAGCCGCCCTTCTTTTTGGCGACCTTCAGCGCTTTGGTGACTTCGTGCTTTTGCTCGAAGTATCTGCCCAGCAGAGGCCCGAGGCTTCGTACGTCGTCCGCAGTCTTGGACGCCTCCTTGATCATGGACACCGTCTTTTGTACGGCGGCCATAGCTGCAAGGGCCATCGTGATCGGCTCCATGCTGCGCTCCTTACTTCACACGGAAGTTCTGCCAAGTAATGCCAATGGCAGTGATGGCGCCTCCAACCCATAGGATGGGTTTTGCCAGCCTGCCTAGCCACTCGAGCACGGTGAATGCGCCTTGAGCAGCACCAAACGCTGCAACGACGTTCTCGGTTGCTCTGTCAATCTTGTCGACCTTATGCTCAACGGCTAAAAGCCGGTCGTAGATTTCTCGGTGTGATACATCAATCTCGTCCATAGGTAATGCTCTTGGTGTGTTCAGGGGGACCGGTTGCTGGAATGAAATGTTGCTGGCATTGACAACCCCATTTGGAAACATTTTAGGTGGCGGTCATGAATGACCGTGGCTCGTGATGGCAATACGACGGCCCGGCGAGCTTGGGTTGCTTAGGGTGTCGCCGCGCACAGCCCCGGCAACTCTTACGGGGTTTACTCCGTTCGGGATCATTGCTGGGTCAAGAATCTCTGACTGATCAGCCGTGCGGAGTGCGTGAATGCAGTAGGCAACCGTTCCGTCTTCAAGCGCTTCAAGCTCATGAACATGATCTTTATGGATGTAGATCATGTGCGGCGCCGCGAAGAGCGAGACCTGGCCGCTGACCGTTACCTTGAGCTTGCCTTTGGCCAGCAGCGTCAAGTGATCAAACTGGTGAACGTGCCCAACCTCAATGTCTCCAACCTTCTCAAACACCATCATGCGGCTGAACAGGTTGGCCACGCAGCCAATGGCAATCTCCGGGGCGCTCATGCCTTACCCTCCAAGACCAGCTGCCTGTAGTTGGAAGGCTTCGTGATGTCGGCGTACCCGCGCTCAATGAAGGCGTTGGGATAGAACCTCCGAATCAAGTTCTCCTGCATGGGGCCAACAGTCGGCCCCTTCCAAGCGGCAGCAACGGTGCAGGGCTCTCTGTGCTTCCATTGCTGGAACGCAACCAGAGGAAATCCAAGCTGTCGAGAATACTGTGACCCAGTGCTCCCATGAGCCTGGCCGTCCAGCAAGGTTTCAGACAACCTTCCCCAAGTAGGTGAAGATTCAAATGGGCCTGTCCGTGGAGAGTACGTTCCCTCGATCCGCATCTTGATGACTTCAACGCCAGGGTGCTCGTGAGCCTGCAAGTTTGGATTCGGGTGAATCAAATACAGCTCAACTTGAAATCTCCCTCTCCTGAAAACGCACATCGAGGTTGCATCATCAGACAGGAAAATCTCCGCTCCATCTGGCGGGAGAAACGGCATGCCAACGCCGCACCACCAATGAGCAAATTCCCGAACGTCATCCCAGGTTTCCGGGATGCTGGTCAGATCAATTATTGGCTTGGCGTACTCAAACATCTTTGGGGTCAAAACGAACAGGGTTGATCAAAGGCATGTGCCAAGCCTCAAACAGCAGGTTCTGTTCGGCTTGCTGCATTGCTTGTTCGTGGACTGCAACCAGACCATCGACCCAAGGCTGACCGCCTTCATGAGCTGCAACCCAATCCAAAACCTGTTGAGCCTCTAGCTCAGCAATGTTGATGAATGTCGATGGGTTCGGGGCAGCCAGGTCAGTTTGACCCCGCGCAAACACCTTGGCGCCGTTGCGCTTGAGCACGCACACCCAATGCACTCGAGCAATCGAATTGGGCGTGCCCTCGTACTGACGCACGTAAAGGCGCTCAATGTAAAACTTGTGCTCGATTCCATTCATGGTTTTTCTGCTCCGTAGAAGTTGCGCATTGAAATGGGGCCGCTGGTGGGTATGACTCCGTTGGCTGAAACCAGGGTTGTCAAAACGCGATACACGTAGTTCCACACATAACCTGAGCCGCCGTATCCACTATCGTTAGCAGCAACATCACCCTTGAAATACGTGTAACCGCCCGTTGTGTATGAGGTCATGGTCGGTGACCAGCCGGACGATTGAGGAACAATGTTCGCCCCGCCCCAGTACAACTCAAAATAGCCGCTGTCTGTAGACAGCCAATGAGTTGAGTTCTGGGAGTAACTTCGAATGTAAGAGCTGTTGCGGTAATAGTCCCCAAGCGACGGGCTGGCTACCCCACCAAACAGGGTTTTTATGTTGTTAAGTGAGATCGCGCCGGATGACTGAAGAGCTGGCACTTATTTCTCCAGCAACTTCTCAATCAGCAGCTCAAGACGCTCGATGCGCGCACGAAGCTCAAGATTGTTTTTGGCCAGCTCGATTGCAGAAACCAGGGCCGCATTACCGTAAGCCAGCGACAGGGTTTTGTCGGAATCAGATCCAGTCATGACGACTTCAGGAAGAAGCTTCTGCCAGTCCTGGGCTGACGCGCCTGCCTGGCGCTCGTTGGTGTCGACGCGAATGTAGATGCCGCTCTTGACGGCGGCTAGGCGCTCGACAAAATCAGCGGGCAGCGCGGCCCAATCTTTCTTCAGGCGTTCATCCGAGTACGCGGTGACGTTGCCTTGGGCAATAAAGTTTCCGTTCGCCCCATCAAACTGCCAAAGGGCCAAGGACGCCCCAGCGCTGTTGATGTGGTGAATGCAGAAGTTGCCCGGATTCGCGGCACTGGTAGTTAAATGCCCGAGGCTGTACTGACCTGCGTATCCGCCTGTGTACTCGTAGTACATCGAGAACCCCGGCCCGTACGAACTTCCCGTATGGTTTACCGTTGCTCTGAATGGCGCGTAGCGGCCCCACATCGCGGAAAAACCACCTCCTGTGGTTGCCGCATTAAAAGCTGCGGTGGTGGTGCTGCCGCTGGTGACCCCGTTTAATGTGCCGGTCAGCGTGCCGCCAGTCAGCGCAAGTCGCTCGGCCTTCAGGTCATTAAGCATCGCCCTCGTGATCCGAATCTCAACGATGTCGTTTACGGAGAATGCGCGACCCGTGGTGCCGTCTTGCCCACGAACGACGGTGAATGTGTCGGTGGCTCGAGCGGTGACCCGCACGACCTCGAGGTTGCCAGCCGAGTCCATTAGCGTGGCGTAGAACACGTCGCCGCCAGAGATGGCCGGGAACAATGCGCCAGTGCCCGAGGTCACCGAAAAGCTGGTGGCGGTGTTCGTGATCGAGGCGGAGAGCCTCGAGGCTGCATTGTTTGCGTACAAGACTGGCATTACGCTACCCGTTTCATCTCAATCGTTTCCAGCTCAGCAACAACGCTGATCTGGCCGCTGGCCTCGGAGGACAGCGAGAAGTCGCCCACAGCTTCGGCGCTCAGGCCAATGAGTCCGGCGATAGGAGCCGCCAAGAGCTGCTGCACTTCGGCCTGCACGTCGATCCGTTCAGCGACTGCGGAAGCAGACAGGCCTTGGACAAAAGCAACTGCCGTCACACCGTTGTAGATGTAGAGGCGGCGCAGATTCCCCTGCGTGACCACCGTAGCCAGCGAGTAGCCGTCGGCGTTCTTGGTGATGTGAAGCGTCGTGCTACTGAGAGCAAACGACCCCGACATCCCGGACATGCTGACCGTGACGGCAAGCTGCCCAACAAGGGTCGAGACCTTATCCCCCGCGCCAGAAATGTTCTTGGACACCGCTACAGCAGCGGCCGGAATAGACACTGAGCAGATGACAGACGCCGCAATCTGCTTTTGAATTCCGAGCAGCGCAGATGTGGTTGCGCCGGTTGAGCCAACGAAGGCAACACTCTTGGTTACCGAGGCCACGCCAGAGGTCTGCGCTGTCGCCAACGCAGCAATCGACATTGACTTGATAACTCTGGCGGCGGATGCGGTGGAGGCGACTGCTTGGGCTGTAATGCCCAGAGACTTAGTAATGCTTGCTGGCGCAGAGGCAACGGTCATCGTTGCGGAGCCAGCAAAGCTCATGTTCTTCGAGACAGCAGCCTGCACGACTGGAGTCACAGTCGCAGAGCCGCCAGCGGCAATCGACTTCTCGATGTCAGCCGCGCTGGATGTTGAGGCGACTGCGTCGGCGTTAACCGCCATCAGCTTGGTGACGGCAGCGGAAGACGATGTCGAGGCGACTGCGTTCCCGGCAAAGGCGATGTTCTTGACGATCAGAGCCGAACCCGCTGTTTGCGCAACAGCGTTCACGCCAAGTGCAGCAAGCGGGTTAATCAGGCTCGCCAGACCGGAGGTCGATGCGGTGGCGCTCGCGGCAGCGGCAGACACCTTGGAGACATTCGAGCTAGCAGTGGTTGTGGCTGTTGTGCTGCCGACAAATGCAAGCACCTTCGACAGACCGGCGGAGCCGACAGTGACACCGCTCGTCGAGGCTGATCCAGACTGCCTACTGGTCTTGCTGAGCGCGACGGAAGGCGTTGCTACGACAGAGGCTGCGGCGGCAACAACATAGTTGACTCTGAAGACTCCAGACGCTATCGCGACGACAGACGCTCCGGCGGACTGCGTGCTGGTCTTCGAGACTGCACCCGACACCGCTGCGGAAACGGAGGCCGAACCGGATTGGCGGGAGGTCTTGCTGACTGCCGCAGAAGCTGCCGCTGCCACGGACATGGACGCAGCAAGATTCGCGGTTTTGCCGACCGCGCCAGACACGCTCGCCGACGCAGAGATGGCGGCAGACTGCCAGGAGGTCTTTGCGGCCGCGCCAGCCACAGAAGCTGTGACAGTCGGGGCAGATCCCAGCTTGAAGCCCAGAGACACGTTCGCGGCAACGGTTGCTGCGACTGTTTGGCTCGAAGCGATCTTGTAGCCAACAATGAAGTTGGCCACGGTGCCGACAGAAGCGTTCCCGGCGACGGCAAGTCTCTTGGTGAGAGATGCCGATGCGACCGGGCTTGCAGCGCCTGTGATTACTCCCGCAGCGCGGGCTGTCTTCGAGATGGCGGCAGAAGTCGCTGCGGTGGCGGTGATTGCCCCTGCGAGCTGCTGAAGCGTCCCAGACCGCCCGTTCAGGACGAGCTGGTTAAGCTGTGACGCATTCAGCAACATCGCAGACCCAAGCGATTAAGCGAAGGTGATCGACAGGGACGCAGCGGGGAACGTCACCGTGTCAGCCTGGTTGATCGTCTTGGAGATGGTGAGCGCACCCCAGAACAGCAGGTTGCCTGCGCTCGCGGCGTCGTAGATGCCAAAGTGAGTCACCGCGCCCCAGTTAGCGGAGGGCGTAGGGAACGTGATGGCAGCGTTGTTGCTGGTCTGACCACCGGAACCGGTCGAGGCAACGGTGCTACCGGCCGACTGAGTGCCAGCCCAGTTGGCCAGCGACGATGTCACGGCCACACGGGCGTAAGAGCCACCAGTGACCTCGGTGCCACCACCGGAATCAGAGGGCGCTGCGGTCAACAGACCGACGTGCAGGGTGGTGGTCGTGGGCGCGGCCTGGCCACGGAAGAGCTGGTCGATGATCTTGTTTTCGAGAAAGTCGGACATTGCGGACATGGTTTACTCCTTATGCAAACTGGGAACGGACGTTGAACTTGAGGACCTCATAGACGGTCTGAAGCTGACCATCGAAATCCACCTCGACTTCGCCCTCGTAGGGGCCTGGCTCAACGTCGAGTACGCCTGGGCCGAAGTTGAATCGGACCTGACCGCCAGTGCCACCGCTCACCTTTTCACAGGTGATCGTTGACAGGACTGTGCTGCTGCCCGATGCGCGAAAGCGCACGCGAACAACAATCTCTGAATCAGACAAGTTGATCGCCGCGCCGGTCGACGGGTCGGTCAATGTCAGCTTGATGTACGGCAGGTTGTCGCCCTGCACGAGATTGATTTTGGCCATCAGATCTTCCTCATCTTCACGCTCAGGCTCGAGCGCACATGGCCACGAGAGGCTCGCTGCCTGGCGACGTTGATCGCCTGGTCGAAAAAGCCCTTGTTGATCACAGCCATATCTGGGTTCGTGTACGCCTTGCCAACGCTCACCTGAAGGCGATACGCAGCGCCCTGACCAATAGCCTCGGCGTAGTCCTCGAAGACCTCGTCCTCGATAGTGGTCGAGGCCCTGGTGGGCTTGAGCGCAATGCGCATCGTCAGACCATTGCGGTACTGTCGATCTGGCAGGGGCCACACAGAGATCGTGCGAGCGTCCTTCTGGAGGTACGCCGTGGGCGTGCTGCCGCGAGCCTGGTATGAACTGAAGAGCCGGTTGTAGACGGCGGGGTCGTTCACGAAGTCAGGAGCCAGCGGGGTGATCTCGCGGTTGTCGAGCCACGCCTTCTGCACCTTGACGACCAGGTAACCAGTCGGTGGCTCGAGGTCGTAGTCGACGATGTTCTGACTGATCGTCACCGGATCGTGATCGCGGGTGAGGATTAAGCTCTTCTCGCAGAACTCGATGCAGGTATTGCGAATCGCCTGGACGACCAGCGGCTCAGGAGCGCCGATCACCTCTGGCATGACGTACGGGAAGAAGTCTTCATAGGACGCCATCAGACGCCTCCAATCTGCTGGGCCGGTGCGCTAGGCTGGTCGCCAGGCCGGTTCATCGCCGGAGCGAACGCGTTGTCCGCCATGGTCTTGTCGCCGAGCATTCCGTTGAAGAGCGCCAGGTAACTGGCTGCGAGCTCTGCGTTGCCTGCGAACTCCGTGTCTCGAGCGTAGGACTTGTAGAGCACGAACACGACCAGGTGCTCCATGTACTCATCACGCAGGCCGATCGTGTCGCTGGTCTGGGACACGTTGCCAATGACGGCAGAGACCTTTGCCTGGATCCTTGCGCCAGTGTTGGCGGGCGGGTAGACCTCGAATCGCCGTGCGGTTCTTGGATCGAAGATGTAGTGCTTGATCGTGGATGACTTGGCTCCAGCTCGCCAGTTGGGGCTGAAGGCATCGAGGACGGTGTTGTCCACCAGGGTGACAGCACGGCCCTGGGCGTCGTCCACGCCGAGGTTGCAGACGATGTCGATCAGGCGGTAGGCGGAGTCAGGAATCGTTTGGAGCGCGCCAGCCACCAAGGTCAAGGGGGATAGGATGGTGTTGGCGTCAGGCCGCTTGATCAGGACCATGCGGCAGGCATCGTTGATGTAGCTGATCAGGTCAGAGTTCGACCAGCGATATGCGGCTGCATCACTGTCGTTGAGTACCGGTCGTACGCGGCCAAGGATGTCGGAGACGATCATGGAGCACCTGATGTTCGTGAGCTGGGCTTACGTCCCAGCTTGGTGACCTGTCTGCGAAACACTGCCTTGGCGACCTCGAGGTCTGTTTCCGGCTCATCCGCGCTGGTGTTGACAGGATTCTCACTGGTGTTTTCTAGCTCGGAAGCCTGGACTGGGGTGGGGTCGTAGACCTCCATGTCGTCACGGGAGGCCAGGTTTTCCGTCCACACGTAGATGTGGCCGGTTGTCTTTTGCTTGAGAAGTTTTTTCATGGCGCCAAAAAATAAAAAAGGGGAGGGGAGTTACCCCCTCCCCCTCACGGGTTAACGTGGATTACTTGGACACGTAGCCGTGGACCAAGGCTTCAGGCTTGGTCACCTTGTAGCCGTACACGTTCAGGCCGCGCATGATGTTGCCGAACGTGGACTGCGAGCGCAGGGTTTCCACGTTGGTGATCTGCGAAGCGAACGAGATGGCATCGCGGGTACCGGCCATGATGTTCCAGGCCGACTTGTCAGCAGCGCCGCCAGTGCCGCCAGAAGCACCATCGCTACCCAGGTCGGTGACCTTGGACAGGTTGTTGCTGATGTAGACGGTGAAGCGGTCGATCATGCCGATCTTGCCGTTACGCAGAGGCGTGACGGAGTCACCGGTCAGGTAGGCTTGCTTCAGATCAGAGTTCTTGATCATCGAAGCCATCCAGGCGGGGATCACCATCCAGCGACCGTCTTCAGGCGTGTTCTGCTCGTCCAGGACCTGGCCCATGTCCAGGATCATGTCCAGGATGTTGGCCTTGGTCAGGGCGCGAGGAGCGCCAGCGGCACCCAAGTTGATGTCGCCAGAGATCGCGCCAGCGGTGGCGCCCTTGTTGGCGGCAGCGGCGTCTGCGTACACAGAGCCCAGAACGTCGCCGTCGATGGCGATCTTCATCTGCTGACTTGCGTCGTTGGTGAAGATGTCCATCAGCTTGATGTCGGCCTGGACTTCGTCCACGTCGTCCAGGACGACCTGGAAGTACTTGCCCTTGTCGATGCTCAGCTCCAGAGGAGTGCTGTTAGGAACCTGGGAAGTCAGGTTCATACCCTTCTGGTAGTTGCTGATGTTGATCGTTGGGATGGTGCGGATGAAGACCTTGTCGCCTTGGCCCTTGATTTCGCCTTCCCAATCGTTGTTGGTGATTTCGCCCAGGACGGTGCTCTTGTAGAACTTGACCTGGAGCTTGCCGGACCAGACTTCGGGGATGAAGCCATTGGCACCAGCGTATGCGTCAGTGCCGCTACCGGCGCCGTAGTAGTTACCGTTTACTGCGAGAGACATGATGTCACCTTAAAACTTGGTGGCCGCTTACCGCACTCGTTGTTCGCGGATCGCAGCCTGGATTTCTGCATCAATGGCAGCAGCTTGTTCTTCGGTGTACTGCCCACGGCGATCAGCTGCGTAGAACGCGGCGATCTCGGCACGAGCCCAGAGCTTCTTGCCTTTCGGCGCTTCTGGCGTGCGAGTAGCCTCGGGGGCTACCTGGGACTCCAACGAAGTCGAGCTTGCTGCCGACTTATCTTGCTGAACCCTCTTGAACGCACTGAAGAATCTGGCAACACGATCTGCATCGCGCTTCTCCTCAGCCTGCGACAGAATGTCTTGGCGTTGCATGCCGGTGAGGTCATCGACTTCACCTAGCCAGGTGTGGAACTCGGGGTCGTCGTTGATGACACGCCAGTCGGGGACTGCCATGCCGAGACGATCGTAGAAGCTGACCTCGACGTTTGCCGTCGCGGTACCGCTCAACTGCTCGAGCTTCCTGCGGAGTTCTGATATCTCGCCGTCCTTGACCTGCACCTCTTCACGAGCTGCGCGGCGGATAAGGTCGACCAGTGGTTCACCGAACTCGCTCACCTCTTCAGGCTTGACCAACTTCTCTTGGGGAGTAGTCAGCTTCGCCTTCAACGCCTCCACTTCTTCGGTCAGGCTATTCAACTTGCCATCACGCTCTTTGATCGCGGCATGCAGTCGCGGGACCTCGGCGTTGTACTTGCCACTCAGAGTCTTGAACCGGGCCTCCCACTTGTCATCTCCCTCGGCCGGAGGGGTGTTCTGGGGTGCCGGAGCATGAGCTTCCGGTGGTGCCGAAATACCGCCCGAAGACTCCGTGCTGGGAGGCGTCGGGTCACCAGGAGGAGTTACACCTTCTGGTTGTGTCTGCTGCGGCTGGCGAGCCTGTTGCAGTCGTTGAAGAGCTTCTTCTGCCTTTCTTTCCGCCTCAATGACGGCGCGTGGTAGGTTCAATTCAAACTCCTTGAGCCTTCACTTCCTGCTGGGAGCCACTTAGGGTTTTCCCTTACGGTCGATTCGGTGTTCTCGGTGCCCACGCTATCCGCCGTAGGTCCTGCGGTTTGCCCCGACGGGGCGAATTACTTCATCTTGTAGAGCGTGTCCCTGGCCGATCGCTTCTTCTCGAGAAGCTCATCGAGCACTTGGGATGCCCCTTGATGCCACCTGGTCTGAACTTCATCCCTGGTGAGATCGTTCTGCTTTCGGAGATCAGAAAGAGACTCATCGAGCCACTTGCAGATCTCCTCGAAATCGTTGTTGCCCTCCAAGGAGGACAGCGCTGCGACAACTCTAGCTGGTGGTTTCAGCAGCATTAGGACTTTTTCTTACCGTAGTCCTGAGGGCTACGAACCCCAGGACCGAGCGTGCCGCACGGCAGGTTGGGAGCGGGGCAGGGCTTAGGGCCTTGTTCTTTGATGTGCTTGGACATGGCTCGCCTCAGCACTTCTTGGCGCCACGCACCATGCCGCCGTCTTTGTACTTCTTGACCATGCCACCGTCCTTGAGCTTGACCGGAGCGGCTTTCTTGCCGTGCATCTTGGCCTCGTGCTCTTTGACCTTCTTGGTGGCGACCTTGCTCATCATCTCTTTGGCTTGCTTCATGTGAACCTCATTGCATTAGGTTGGCTTCTGCGCCCCCGGCGGGATTACCGGCTGCGTCAAGTGTGACCGGTGCTTGCGGCGCCTGGCCCTGGCCACCCATGGCCTGAGCCTGCTGCATCATCTGCTCGGCCATCTGCTGCTCCTGGCGGAACTCGAGCTGCTCGGTCGTGGGAACGAGCTTGTCGGTGTCCATCTGGAGCGTCTTGGCAACCTCGCGCAGGAGGTAGGCACGCCCAGTCGGGCCGATGATCTGGAGGTCGACCGGGTTGGCGGTCGCTTGCAGGAACTCGTTGCGGCGAATCTGGAGCTGCTCCTTGGCAACCAGGCCCATCGCACCCTTGGCGATGACTTTGAAGTCACCCTTGCAGGACATGTCCGAGTCGTAAACCATGTTGTGGACGTAGAGCCTGTCGACCAACGCGGACACCACGTTGTCGATGGAGGCGATCGCCGCCTTGATGCCCTTGGCTGCGTTGTCCATCAACATGCTCAGGCCAGACGCCGTGCGACCGACGCCGCCGCCAGAGGTGTTGCCGTAGACGTAGTTCGGGATGCCGGTGACTTCATCGGCCTGACGGCTGAAGTACTGGTACACGTTCATCAGGGCTTCAGCGTTCATGTTCGGCTGGAAGAACCTGACGGCTGGCTGACCGCCACCAGTCCGGTCAGACGTGGTCTGCCAGATCTTCCAGGGGTACATCGAGGTCACGTCCTCGCCGTCGGGCAGACGGTCCACACTGATCTCGGCCTGCGGGCCTGAAGCGATACCCATGTTGTTCGCCAAGCTGCGGGCTGCGGCGTTGCACAGGGTCTGCGTGTCGCGCATCTGCTCGGGCAGTGCGGTGCCCCAGAAGCTGCCAGGGATTGGAACCCACTGGGCGATCTCGTAGGGGCGAGCGCCGAGTGGATCGGGGTTGAGGATGGCCTTGATCACGAATGGGCCGATGACCCAGACGTTGGCCTCGTACTCCTTGTACCGCTCGAGCTTCTTGCCCTTGTAGCCCCAGTCCATGAGCATCTTGCCGCTGACGCTGCCCCAGTACTCGACGGCTTCGATCACGTCCTTGGTGTACAGGCGGGCGTGCGGCTTGCCCTCGAGGCGGTCGCGCTCCTGGTCGCCCATGAGCCACTGGCGAAAGCCTGAGTCGCCGAATCGCTCGAGCACCTGGTCGATGTCGTCGTTGCTGTAGCCAGGCGTGCCCTTCATGGAGTCGAGTGCTGCGCGGGTGAGGCGGTGGCGCTCGATGAAGTAGCCGTCGTGGATCGTGCTTGAGTTGGGTGAGGGGAAGGCGTCGTGCGGGGAGACGCGCTCAACCTTGCGCACGAAGTCGGTCATGATCACCGGCTTGAAGCCAGGACCCCACTTCATCACCTTCTTGCGGCGGATCACCGGACCCTTGAGGATCGCGGTGGGGTAGGTCACGAAGTCGTCCACGAACTCGCGGAACGCTGTGTTGAATTGACCCTGGTTGAGCTGGTCCTCGATCTTGTTCTCCATGCGGAAGGCTTTGAGCTTTGCCTCCTCCCGCATCTTGTCCATGATCTCGTCCTGGACCTGCTCCATGCGAACACGGAAGGCTTCAGGGTGAACCTGGCCACCGGCCTGCACGAACGCCTCCATCTCCAGGCGCACCAGGTCGACGACGCCAGCAGCGATCTCGGGCGGCAGCTCGGGCTCCTTGGCCGGATCGAGCTGGAAGGCGCGACGCCCGCCGCTGATCATCACGTCGTTGATCCAGTTGGAAGCAGCCCTGGACTTGACGTCGGTGATGCGCATGTAGATGTCTGAGCCGCCGGTCCTGGCGATGTCCATCGCCTTGTCCGGGTCGTAGACGCCGCGACGCTGACGCTCGCACTGAAGCAGACGCTCGGTGATCTCTGTCTTGGCGAACTTGGCTCGGCTCCACGCCTCATTGACGTGCGCCGCAAGCTCGGTGCCGATCGTGTCGATCAGTTGATTTTTCTCGTCGACGAGAACCTCGACTTCGACGGGTGGCTCAGCCGCCACCATTGCAAGTCCCATTTTCATGTCCAGCCCCTATTGGATGCGTTGACGACCTGGCGTGCCCGGATGGGACGAAGGCCGTTGCGCACCCGCATGCACAAATACTGAAGAGCGTCGTGAGGGTGCGAGAAAGCATCCTTCACGGGGCGGTCCCTGTATCGTGCCGAGCCGGATGTCTTCATCCGCTCATACCGGTAGCGACCATTGAATCCTTTGCGCAGAGTCGTGCATCTCGGGTCCAGCAGCAGAGCTGGTCCTCCGTCGATCATCCGCGTGAGGAAGTACGCCACCGATTCTCGCCGGGGTATCCAGTCGTTGGTATCGGCGGGTTCGGTGGGTATGCCGCACTCGTTCAATTCCATGAAGCAAGTGCGAGTGTCTGTCTGGGCGCGGATCGCACCAGCGGGGTCGCCGTCGCTGAACCGGGCAAAGCCGTTGTAGCGGTTGGTGAGGATCGGGCGCACCACGTCTGAGGCGAACTCCCGGATACCCATGTCCTCGCTGATGATCTCTTCGAGGATGTGCAGCCTGCCGTTGGGCATCTGCTGGGCGATGATGCACGCCGGGGTAAGCCCGAAGTCCCAGCCCAAGATGATGGGCAGGCCACGCACCGGCTCGAGCTCTTTATCGCTGACGTGAATCCGGTCGTTCCATTCGGGGAAGACAGGCTTGCCGTCTGAGGTCGTGCCGTAGTTGCCCAGCAGGAAGACGTTGATCCAGGTGTCTTGTTTGCCGCCGAGCTGCTGGAGGTAGTAGCCGTGCCCGTTGGGCAGGTTGTCCACGTTCTCGGCGTCGGGGTTGGGCTTGTAGTCCTCTTCGCCGTGATCGAAGTACAGGCCACCTGGTTGGCGGAAGAACTGCCAGCCCTTGGGTGTATCGACCTCGGCGATCTGGTAGTACCAGTGGTCGTCGTCTGGCGGGTTGGTGTCGATGATGACGCCGCACCAGGAGGGACCGCCCTTGAGTTTGGAGGGGTAGCGGCCGACACGCTGGGTACACATGTCGAAGACCGCCTTGGGAATCTCTGAGCCCTCGTTGATCCAGGCTCCGCTCAACTCAAGGGATCGCAGCTTGCCGGTGTCGAGCTCGGAGTCGAGCGCCAGGAAGATGACCTCGAGCTCCATCGAAGTGCCGTCGCCGATGTCGTCGATGCGCATGAAGCTGGTGATGGGCGTGTCCCAGCGGATGGGCGCCACGTTCTGCGGGAACCAGGTCTGCCACGTCTTGATGGTCGTGGACTTCAGTTCGGGGTACGTGTTTCGTATGACTGCCCATCTGGACCGACGTACACCGTCAAGCCAGGGTCGCTGGGCAAGAGCACGCATGACGATTTCAGAGCAGCAGGCAGATGACTTGCCGCTACCAACAGGCCCCATGAGACCTCGAACGAAGCTGGAGTCCTGATGAAATTCGGAAGCGACAGGGCCAGGCGGATAGTAGGTGACCGCCTCTTCTGCATTTGCTACCGCCTCGCTCATTCAGCCTTAGGCTTGACGCCTGTGTTCAGGTTGAACGTGATGCCCTGTGAGCCGGTCTCGATCTTCACGTCGGACAGGTTGGGCAGGCTCTTGTCCATGAGGACCTTGATCGCCTGGACCTGCTGCGTGCTTAGGTCGGTCTTGCCCATGGCGCAATCGGTGAGTCGATTGATCAGCAGGCTGACCTGGATTTTCTTTCGCACATCCTCTTGATGTGTCTTGCGCATTCTCGCTGCCATATCAACCTCTATGCTTTCGTTGGTGGCTTTGCGGGAATTGTGGCTGGTGGTTTGGCGGAGCCTGAAGGAATCGAACCCTCACCTGTCGCCAAGTGGCCGGGGGTTCAAACCCCGTTTGTGCCCTGCACGCCAGGCTCCGCGTCTGGTGCCCCTGGTAGGAATTGAACCCACGACCTTCCGCTTACAAGGCGGCTGCTCTGCCAACTGAGCTACAAGGGCTTGGCACCCCGCGAGGGACTCGAACCCCCATCTTCGGTTTTGGAGACCGACGTCCTGCCATTGGACGAGCGAGATACGTCTGGCTCCGAGGGCTGGGATCGAACCAGCGACCAATTGGTTAACAGCCAACTGCACTACCGCTGTGCTACCTCGGAAAATCGTCGGGGGTTGATGGTGGTGGGGGTGGAAGGATTTGAACCTTCTCGACTCTTGGTCAACGGGTTTACAGTCCGCCGCGCCTCACCATCTGCGCCGCACCCCCAGGCAGGGGGTTCAATACGACGAGGGTGTCGTATTACGCCAAGAGTTTGAATTGGTCTGGGTGGCAGGATTTGAACCTGCGGCCTCCGCCTTCCAAGGGCGGCCGTCTACCGGGCTGACATTACACCCAGAGAAAGTCGGTCGTGGAAGGGAAGCGAGTTGCATGGCGGCAATTATATACAGACCTTAGGGGGTTTAGCCCGTGGCGATAAACCAGGGTAAACCCTATATATGGGACCCCTTACGGGGGTCAGTCGGCGTGGTCACCAGGGAGGAAAGGAAGACTCCACGGAGAAACTCCCGGCCCACGCTGCGGAGGTTACGTCCCCACCAACCGCTGGGGTTTTCTCATGGCGAGACCTCAGTTTGACTGGGGTTTGATCCACCGCGCAAAGCGCAAATCAAGATCAAACTTCGAGAACTGGCACAGTCTTTGCTGTATTAAGATATACATAGGATACCGGTATCCTTATATACCGGTATCCCTTAGAAAATAACTAAAAGAATGCGTAAGCATTCTGGTTTTCTAATCATTGGTTATCCGCATAGCGGTATAAGGATACCGGTAGTAACCACCTTAATCTGGTTACCTATGGCTGGATACCGGTATCCACCGCTCACATCACAGCTTGACCACGCTTGACGTGCTCGGCTGCGCCAGCAAAGGCGTACAGCAGCTGCTTGGCCAGCTTCATCAGGTCTTCCTGACCGCCGAACTCACGCAGATCGAGCTCGGTCTCGAACGCATGAGGCTCACCGTAGACCAGAACGGTCCCGTGAACCTTCACGAACCAGGGTGCATAGACGAACTGAGTCGTCTCCTCGACGTTCACTTCCCGCAATGGGTCGAATTGACGCAGGAAAGCCTGCACTTCAGGGGCTTTGAGCATGGGTTTCTCCGGTTGATGTTCCAAAAAGGATTCTGACCGGGGTTCCTTTAGGCCCCCCAGGGTCGTTTTCCTGGGTCCACTGGGGGGTAGGTACCACCCACCCCAAGAAAACGCAGCCAAGGCCTGAAATAAGCGTCCTGGCTATGCCTTCGGCTGGGATTAGGGCTTGGGGTTGTGAAAGGCGGGTCTCGCACGAGTGATCCTATACGTGCTGGAGTCCTCATACCCCCCGTACTCCGCTCCGGCTGGCCATAGGCCCCCTCCCTCCACCACCTTCCGGCCTGTACAGACCGGTAATCAGTAGTAACCCTATGTGAATCAATGGGTTATCTACTGTCTGTGTACTTAATCGTCTGTTGTCTACCTTTCTTTGGGAGAAAGGTAGCCACCTTCCTTGGGTTATTGGTGATGAAAATGTATGGAATCCAGCTCCCGTGTGGGTTGATCTATGACATTCCTCCTACCAATAACCCCAACCCCTTGATTTAGAAAGCAAATCGCCATGAAACCCCCCATTGCAAAAACCTATCTCGACTACGTTTCCTATTGCCGTAGCCGAGGTCTCAAACCCATGCCTCTCATCAGCTTCAATCAGCTCCTCAAAGCTGGTTACAACCCCTTCACAACCTCCTGGAGTTAATAAATGTACGCAACCATCGCAACCCTCTTCACCGTATTAACCGTTCCAGCCATGTATCTCGGTCTACTGGTAGTCAAGACCTATGACCTGAGGTTTGAGCTGTTCTGCCTTCCCATCTTCCTGTGCTTGGCCATCGCTTGCTGGGCTGTCGCCAGGATGGATGACGTCTCCCGCTGAGCCTAAATCTGTCTGGCTCTCCTTTGGAGAGAGCCAGCCAGCTTTCTCTTGTGTTTGTTTAATTAACCCTTGTTTGTCTTGAAAGGACACTCTCATGTTTTTCACCACCAAATCCCTGAACGCCAACGGTCCCACTCCCAAGCAAGTGGAGTGGTTTGCTCGCCGCAACATGGTTGCTCCGGCTACCCGTGAGGAAGCGAGCTCGTTGATCGCCGCTGAGATCGCCAAGCAGGAGACCGCTCCCGCTCCCGAGAAGGTTCTCGGTGCTGCGTACATGCTCGGCGTTGGCCTGGGCTGGTGCGGCAAGGAATTGCCCGGCGCTGGCATTCGAGAGGCGATGACCCAGGTCAAGATCCTCGAGCAGGTTCAAGCCATCCAGCGAGCCATGCTGGACGACAGCAAGTCTCAGGACGACGTCGACGCCGCAGTGAAGATGCTGATGGCAACGTGCCTGGAACGACTGGCCAAGCAGATGCCGGTCGAGCGCCGTGTGGTGGGCATGCAGCCCGCAGCGCACGCAGAACCAGCTCCGTACTGAGCAGGTTGACCGGAACAGGGGGTGGCTACGGTCACCCCCTTTTCTTTTCTCGGGAGCTACTCCCAATTCGATATTTACACGAGGCTGACATGACAACCGACACCATCACCCTTCAGCAAGAGCTCGAACAGTTCATCGGCACTGAGAAGTACCACTACAACCCGCTGTACCGCTGGCTCAAATACACCGACGGCGTGAAGTACTTCGCCGAGAACGCAGGCGGCGGAGCCTACTGGTTCCTCGACATCATCGGCACCGAGCTGCGCAGCCTGGCGCACTTCCGCAGTTTCCTGGTCATCGAGCTGGGCGTCCACACCAACCAGTCAGCCGACATTGTCGTGACTGACGGCGATGACTCCGAGCTGTGGGCCAAGGTCATCAGCGCAACCGACTGCCCGACAGGCAACTGGCGCTTCTTCCTTCAGGGAGACGTCTTGATGCTGACCTCGGAGTATTGACCATGAGCCTGTCCCCACAGCAGGCCTTCATGCTCAAGATGTTCGCCGATGGGTGGGGATTCAAGATGTACAACGACAAGCCGGGGTCTTGGAACACCTACTGGTCTCTGCGTCGGCGCGGACTGCTCAGCGCAGGCAAGACAGTCAAAACATCAACCAACCTCATCGCCAAGGACAGGCTCACCGACAAGGGGAGAAAGGCCTTGGCCAAGTACATGGAGAAGCAGAAAGGAAAAACCAATGGGTCGAATGAAGAAGCTCTACGAGCTGACCGCCGAACAGGACAAGCCGTTCCTGTACTTCATGCAGCGCACGACTGACCTAACCGCCGCGTGCGAGAAGGCGCTCGACAAGATTCGTCAAGCCGAGTTCCTGCTCGGCGACTTCCTGGCCAACGCCGAGTTCACGCCGTATGAAGGCGAGGACATCGAGGCTGCTCGCCAATTCCTCAACGAAGCAATCGAACTACTGGAGGGACCGAATGCTCGTCCGACTGGACTTTAGGCTGGGAACGCCGACGCCCAGCAACATGTTTGGCCGACCGTTGATCAGCACGCCGGTTACCAGGTCAACCAGCCCTGAGTACAAGGGCCGAACCCATCCGCCGTGCAGCGACTGCGGCGCCGATGCCAACCAGATGATCACCGAACGCAACCACAACACCTGGTTCTGGTGCGGCGTCTGCGAGGTGGGCGGATGAACGAGCTCGCCAGAGGCCTGGCCCCAGCGCCAGCAACAGCGGCCGAGAAAGCGGCCAAGACTACCGAGCGCATGAAGACTGAGACGATCCACGCTCAGGCCATGCAGCTCGAGTACATGCGACTGCGTCTGATCTCCCTGGAGGAAGAGGTCAAGCAGCTCACCAAAGAGAATCGCAGCCTGGGCTTCAAGCTAAAGGCTGCACAACGCCACATTGAACAACGAGGAGAAACACATGGGTCTTGATATGTACGCTTACACGATCCCAGCCAATCGGCTCGGTGACAAGCAGGTCGATCTTAACGACCAGGTATTCGAGGATGGCAAGGCAAGAGAAGGCGTCGACACAGACTTCGCCTACTGGCGCAAGTTCAACAACCTGCACCAGTGGATGGCCGACCTGTACTACAAGAAGGGCGGCGGCTCTGAGTCGTTCAACTGCACCACGCTCAGGCTCATGCCAGCCGACCTGGACAGACTATGGGATGAGGCGGGAAACCTGAAGCCCAGGTCTGGATTCTTCTGGGGTGACGAGGATGAGATGACTCCAGAGTCCACCCAAGAGGTCCGGGACTTCGTTACCAAAGCACGAGCAGCCATCGCCGAAGGCAAGGCAGTCGTGTACGACTCTTGGTGGTGATCATGGGCTGGGTCATCGGCATCTCGGCGATCTGCGCCTGGTTCACGCACATCTTCTTCTGCTTCAGCACAGCCTCATGGCTGCTGCTGTTGGCCGGGGCGATCTTCTTCCCGATCGGCATCATCCACGGCGTCTACTTATGGTTCACATGACCATACACAATCCATGACAGCGCCCCTTCGGGGGCGTTTTCATTTAAGCGAAGCACTCCCATTTCAATATTTACGCAAGAGATAATCGAATGAAGACAAACGCTTTGCGCCATGTGCGCCAACTATTCAACAACCCTCACATCCCGGCGAATCACAACCGCTCATACCAGCGTCAATGGGTGCGTCAGATTCGCTTGCTCGGTGACAGGTGGTTGCTCGCCAAACCAATCGAAAGGGGAACAGGCAATGCTTCCTTATGACTACGCCAGATGCCACGCATCGCTGCCTGATCAGAACTGCAAGCGATGCCAGCGCTGGGCCAAGCACCCAGATCAGACCTGGGGTGAGCGCACGCCGCAGCATGAGTGCGTCAACTCGCTCGACGAGAACTGCCAATACATCCCGATCGACCGGGAGGACGGCAAGTGAGCAAGCGTGCGTACAGGGCGATCGTCCTGGCCGCACTGCCAGGCAGCAACGCTGATGTCAGGGCCAGGACAGGTCTCAGTCTGGCCACTGTCTCTCGATGGTTCACAGACCTGCGTACCGCAGACGAGATTCATCTTCACCACAAGGAAGTGCATCCAAACGGTGGACCGATGGTTTCTGTCTTCCACCCTGGACCTGCGCCAGCTGGCTTCAAGCCAAAGATTCCCAAGCTGCTAAACGACATCGGCCGCACTCGAAGGTACAGGCGCAACGCTCGTGCGTCGGGTGAATGGGAAGACATCAAGGCAAGACGCAGAGCGGCGTATCACGCAAACAAAAAACCAAGACGCGACGCGCTGACGTCCGCGCTTTTCGGAGTAACACCATGAGTCAATGCCAACACCGCTGGGAACCCGTGGAGGGTCAGCCACTTTACAAGTGCTCTCGGTGCGGCGCGTTTATGAGGATCATCAAATGAACTGCTGTGACGAATACGGCAACTGCCGACAAGGCAGGGAATGCCCGGTGCGAAAGCAACTGGAGGAAGAAAAGCCAACCCCTGCTGACGGGCAATTGGTGTGGGCTCTGTTGGGATTCATTGTCCTGATGCTTGGCCTGATGACGTTGAGGAGTTGCTTATGACTTGGTGGATGTACCTCATCGGCACCGCTCACACGCTTGTCTACGTGTGGGCTTTCTGGAGAAGAAACAAATGAGCAAAGAAGACGCGATCAAACTGATCAAGCTGCTGTCCGCGCTGGAGTCGTGGGCATTCAGCACCAAGACACCGCTGCCCGACTACCTGCATGAGGACCTGTGCGTTGCAGTGGAGAAGCTGGAGAAAATTGTGCTGGAGAACCGTGGTGCGCAAACGCAGTAAGTACAAACCAAAAGGCGTGCGCCTGGACAACATGAGCTGGATCAAGTCGGGAATGCAGAAGGCTGCCGACGTCGAGAACGGATCAATCATCACCCGCACCAGGATCAGAAACCACATCGCCATTGACTCTCTGCGCAAGGGCGAGGCCAACAAGGACGACATGGACGCCATCATCAATGCGTTCAACGTCACCGAAGCGCTAGCCATCAAAGGCCTGGGCGAGGACTACAGAAGCGAGATCAAGGCGGGCCAAGACGCTCTGTACAGCGTCGGCGTGCGCTCGTCCAAGGTTGGCAAGTTTGTTCTGTCAGGACCTGAGCTGACAGCAATCAACCAGACGATGGAAATTCACGACGCCCAGCTCGACATCTGCACGATCAATCAACTTGAGTCGGCACTCGACTACGTGTGGAGTCAGATCAGGATGAAGAAGGCCCGGAGGATTCCAGTGCCTGCTTGAATCAACTGAGTGTCTTCCCTCCTGTTGGAGGAGGGAAGCCCCTCTTGCTGTTTGTATGTAGAACTGTTTGCACATTTCGTGACCCGCCAATCGGCGGGTTTTTTATTGTCCAAACACGGAAGGTTTATGAAGAACTATCCATACCTTGAACGCCTGGCCACACAAACCTACACGGCCAAGTCAAAGTTCGCACATCAAGTTGCCAAGCGAGCACTCGAAGGAGGTGACGTCGACCAGCTCTTCGACATCTGCAAGTTCGTCGGCATCAAGTCCATTGTTCTCACCATCATGGGGGAGGAAGAGGGCTGCATGATGCTGCACCTCAAGCTCTGGCTTGATCGCTACTCCGCCTGGGAAGTCGGCGACTTCAGCGACTGGATCAGCCGGTACGACAGCGCCGACGACTCAGACGATTGCATCGACCTCCTGAAAGACAGGGACATCATCACCCGCTGCGATGACTGCGGTGAGTGGGAGCTGGTGCGTGAGGTGCGGTCCTACTACAACAACGAGGACGCGCAGATCTGCCGCAGCTGCATCGACGACAGCTACCGCTGGTCCGATTACTACGACATGTACGTCTACTCGGACAGCTCACGCGACGCGCTCGACCAATACGGCAACCGCTGCGTGATCCACGAGGACGACGACGACTTCCAGTTCGACGACGACGACGACGAGTACCACCACGTCGACTACAGCCCGTCAGCTCGTGTCATCGGCAACTACCACAGCAGCAAGGGATCGCAGCGTCCGCAGATCAGCGACTGGACCAAGATGAAGAAGCGCTACCTCGGCGTCGAGCTCGAGGTGGAGGTGCGGGATAACGAGCGTGGCGAGAAGGCTCTGGCGCTACACAAGCTGATCAACGACGAGCAGTTCGGAGCCAAGGTGTTCTTCGAGAACGACGGCTCTCTGAGCAACGGCTTCGAGATCATCAGCCAGCCGATGGGCCTGGACAAGCACCGTGATCTTTGGGCCTGGCTCAAGGACAAGAACGCCGTCCGCAGCCTGCGCTCGCACAACACCACGACATGCGGACTGCACGTTCACGTCAGCAAGGATGGGTTGTCCAAGTTGCAGATCGCCAAGATCGTGTCGTTCATCAACGACCCGGACAACGAGGACCTGGTCCGCGCTGTCGCACGTCGGTACGCCGAGGGCTATTGCCGCATCAAGAGCAAGAAGATCGGCCGATCAGCACAGTCCGATGACCGGTACGAGGCAGTGAACATCACGCCGCGCAAGACCATCGAGTTCCGCATCTTCAAGGGCAGCCTCAAGTACGAATCGGTCATGGCTGCGATCCAGTTCTCGAACGCTCTCGTCGAGTTCTGCGGTCGCTCAACCACGTCGATCCGCGAACTCAAGGCCGACAAGTTTCTCGAGTTCATCCGCTCCGACGAGTCCGGCGACACCGACATGCTCGTCCCGTATCTCGAGAACCGTCTCGAAACCGCCTGATCAAACATTCAACCAAGGAAATATCAACATGTGTCTTCTCGTACAACAAACCACCCAATCCACATTCAGCGATGAGTTTCTCGCCGACGTCTACAACAAGAACCAGGACGGCCTGGGCGTCATGTATGCCGACGGCGACAAGATGCACATCTTCAAGTGCCTGCCCGCCAACGCGCAGGAGTTCGTCGACTTCTACCGCAAGCACGCCGAAGGCAAGAACTGCGTGTGGCACGCACGCATGCAGACGCACGGCGACATCGACTTCGACAACTGCCATCCCTACAAGGTGACGGACGACGTCTGGCTGGCGCACAACGGCATCCTGTCCACCGGCAACGCCGCAGACAAAGCCAAGTCCGACACCTGGCACTTCATCCAGAACTTCATCCGTCCGGCGCTCATCGGCAACCCCGAGCTGCTGACCGACGTCGACTGGCAGAAGTTCGTGGGCGAGCTCATCGGCCGCAGCAACAAGTTCGCACTGGTGCGTGCAGACGGAGCCGTCGTGGTGATCAACGCGCAAGCTGGCGTCAACTACCAGAACGCCTGGCTGTCCAACACCTACGCCTGGTCGTACCACAAGTTCACCGGCACGCAAGGCGGCGGCTACACCAACATGTACTCAGGCTACGGCGGATACCGCAGCCGCTTCCAGGACGACGACTACGAGGACTACTACAGCACCTGGCGCACCGGCACGACCGAGGCCAAGGGTTCGTACATCCCGGATAGCAAGGACACCAAGTCCTCGCACAGGGGCCTGCCGAAGCAGACGTTCACCGCATCACAGATCAGCCCGTACGTTCGCGCAGCACACAACCAATGGTCGCGTCGCGGCGTAGAGGGTGTCGAGCAGTGGGTGTTCGACGCACCGCACAAGGCGGCAGCTCTGCTGTCGTACTGGTACGACGACGTCGATGACGTCGAGGACCTGGTCGAGGACTTCCCCGAGACCGCAGCCGAGTGGATCGCCGACTTGTTCGCTTCCGACTCCATCGCCCCCAGCCTCATCAACTAAGCACGGGAGGCAGATGGACGATTGGAAAGAGCACGTCAAGCTGGAGATCACGGACGCGTCGACAGACACGTTCCGCCTTCTCCAGATTCAGGTAGCCATCTCAGACATGAAGGAGATCGACCTCATCCCAAACACGATACACACCGAACTCACAACCCTCATTCAAACAGTCAACGATGCCAGCAATCAAGGCGATACCTCGCAATGAGGTAGAGCTGGAGTACATGCTGGTGTGCAAGGACGGCTCACGCTCGCGTGGGCCTTCCATCGAAGTTGCACGTCAGCGCATCCAGCGCGTCACTCACTCGCCCGTGATGATGTCTCTCAGGATTCACCCAGAGACAACCATCACCAGCAATGGATACATCCAGTACCCGGACGGCTACCCACCCGAGGAAGTGGGAATCAGGAAAGGAAAGGAGTGGACCGCCATCAACTAGAAGTTCGGCGGTTGATCAAGGGACTCGGGCTCAGGCTCGAGTCCACCGATCAATCAGGCGGACACATCAAGTGCGTCATCCGAAAGGACGACGTGATTCACAAAGTCATCTTCCCGGTGTCGCCGAGCGACCAGAGGTGGAAGAAAAACATGATGTCGTATCTCAGAAAGACTTTTCAGTTATGAGCTCCACAGAACCAACCAAGCCAAGAAAACGCAAGTCCTCGCCGCGCCGCAAGGTATCGCCGCAAGAACGCATGACCATCATCCAGCTCTGGACGTCAGGCCAGGGCAAGGTGCAAGAGATCGCCGATGCAATGCGTCGTCCAACCTCGACCATCTACAACGTGCTCATGAGCGCCGGTCTCTGGCCTGGGTACGATGACTACGCTAAGGCTGGCACGACTCCAGACCGGAACAAGGACACGCCCGGTCTGGCCAGAAAGCAGCCCAAGCCAGTGATCAAGATCGTCAAGGACAAGCCGCCGAAGATAGTGATGCCCGAGCCGACCCCGGTCGAGGCCGGAACCATCACCATGATTCGTGGTCCGAAGCGCAGCCTGTGGCAGCGCATCAAGGACTTCTTCCAGTAAAGAGTGGGGGCTATGCCCCCATTTCTTTTTTTTAACCTCGGGGGCCAAGTCGATATTTACACGACCGCCCAAATGAAAAGCCCCTGGACGCAATGCCAGGGGCCTATGTTGCAGCTCACCGCATTTGGGTGGAGGCTCATGCCTCAACGCTTCATGCCGCGATCTTATGTGGTGTTGCGTTGCTTTGTAAAGCGGCGAGGACAAGCCGCTCCCGCACCAGGGTGGCAAATGCCTTGAGCGACAGCTCAATGGTGAAGTCCACATCCTCATCCCAGTCCTCTTCCATCATGAATCCCCACGGGATTCGCACACGCCACGAGCAGAAGTCTTCCCGGTACGCCAGCACTGGCTCGGCGTCGACACGCCTCGCTTGATCCACGGCCTGCGCCCAAAACCTGACGATGTCCCCCTCCTTGATTACCTTGTACCGTTTGATCTCGATGGCAAAGCCATCCAGCCCAACGATGTCGTGACCACCCTTGCGGGTCTGCTCCAGGTTGCGCTTCATCGGCTCGAGTAGCGCATCCCCCAGGAACTCGCTCAACTCCTTGATGAAGCTTCTTTCGGCCTGGGCGCCTTTCGCCCTGCTGTTGATCTTTCCCATTACTTACCCTTCTTTGCTTTGCTGCTCTTGCTGAGTCGAGACGAGAACTCCGCCATCAACTCTTGCGCCACTGCCTGAATGGCGTACGCCTCTTGCTCTCGGCCGGGTGATGACTCGCCGTAGTAATCGCAGTATTCCTGCCAGATGTGAACCGCCTCGTGTACCAGCAGGCCAGCTATCTCGATGGGGTTTCGCTCTTCCCATCCACTCAAACAGACGATGCAAGCCAATCCCTTGGCGGAGACCAGGTGGTGCGCTGTTGCATCCGCCTGGCTGGTCTTAATCCAAGGCGAGATCGGCTCACAGTTCATGTGCTTCATCGCCTGCTTGTATTCGCGGTCACTCAAGCACAAGGTCAGGTGTGGCCCAGGCGCAGAGATTCTTCGGTCCAACCACTTCATTACTTGCTTTCAAATACCAGTCGACGCATGTCTTCCAGGTGATGTTTCATTGATTCGATCTGGCCTGCTGTGCCGATCGACTGCGATGGCCTGCACCCCGCCTGCCACAGCTCATCCATCAAAGACTGCGCTGCACCGAACGGGATGCTCATACAAGGCGAGACCGTCTGGCCAGACTCGATGACACGCATGGTCAGTGGCTCGGCGACAGAGAAGCCGCCATCGTCTTGCTTGACGCCAATGCGCAGCGAGATGGCATCGCTCCAGATTTCCCGCTGTGCCGAGAACTTCCACTGCTCGTTCATGACACGTCCTTCCTCACGCCGTTGATCGCGATTTGCAGAGTGATGCCATCGAGTCCGATGTCGCGCACCTCATAGACCCTGGCAACGATGTCGTTGCAGGCCTCCTCGATGACAGCGTCGATCTCCTGATTCACCACCTCGTTCAGGCGCTTGCGCAGGTCGGCCTTGATGACTTGCCTGAGGTTGGCCTCGACCAATGGAGCCACTGCTGTGTACTTCAATGTGATGCTCATGGTCAGGCTCCGTATGCGCGGCGCTCCGCACGCTCGTTCGCACTCTTGGTGCGGTACAACTCGATCTGAAGTTCGACTGCCTTGAGGTGGTAGCGAACCTTCTCCTCCTCATACACCGCCTGCTTGAGGTCATCGAGCAGCTTGATGTACGTGGGGTGGGCATAGGCCTCACGCTCTTGACCGGACGTGGTCGTGATCTTCTTCTCGCGCTCGGCGTCCTTCATGAGCATGGCCAGGCAGGACTTCTTGTAGTCCTCGAGGTGGCCACGCGCAGCGCGGGCGGGTGCGTACCTGTCTGCAAGCTGGCGGTACAACTCCAGCATTTCTTCGATGTCCATCATTCGATCCTTTCTATGCGGCCATCACGGTAGTAGTGCCAGTTGCCGATGCGGCTCGGGTACGCAAGGAAGTCCTGCGATCCTGGGCGCAATGGGCGCTGTTTGTTGTCCCGCTCGGGGACGTAGTTAGGGAGCAGCATCTTGGTGTTCTTGAGACTCTTTGATTCAGGATTGAAGCCAGAGACAGGGCCGAGCTCTTCGAGCTTTGCCTTGCCTGACTTGGTGATTGCCCATGCGCTTTGAACGCTGCGCACGTAGCCACTGGCCACGAGGCGGGACATGTACTCGCCATCGAATCGGCTGATGCTGTTGATCGCGCCGACGACTAGCTTGAGTTCCTTGCTGCTCTTCTCGCCGAAGGACAGCGCGTACAGGATGCGATGCGACCCTGCGTTACGTACGACTTTGCCGATGCTCATGACTTGCCTCGCCTTCCCTCGGCAGAAAGCGCGGCCATCGCGCCAGTAGGGCGGGTTGCCTTCAGACGCCAGCACTTGCCGCATACCCATTTGCTTCGGCTGATCTGTACGCCGTCGTCGATTGGCCTGCGCTCTTCGCAACGCGAGCAGTTAGCTGAGTAGCCACTGATGTCTCGCATGCCAGGCATGGTGATGTCGTTCTCGATCATTCGCCCATCACCTTTCCCGCCTTGCTCAGATCGTCGGCTTTGGAGATCAGGTCGTACGTGCTGCGCTGAATCCGATCGGCGTCCGCAATCGCCTCTGCGATCTGCTCCTTGCTGAACTGAGTGCAGCGGGTGTAGTAGGTCATGATCTGCGCAACCATGCTCATCTGCGCTTTGGAGATGCCCTGCGCCAGCTCTCTCGTCTCAGGCGTGGTGCTCTCGACAAAGATGTTGGTGACGTTCTCGATCTGATCGGCAAGGATGATCGAGTGAACCAGCCGTGCGTAGTTCTCGCCACGCACTGCGCGCAGTGTCTTGATCATTCCGATCGACTCTTCACGAATCGCTTGAGTGCTCTTGAAAAACTCTTCTGTCATTTGTTCACCCCGATAAGTCCTTTGATCCACATCTCTTGGTACGTCTTGCAGATAGCCGTGAGGATGTAGTCACGCTTGTCCACCTTGTTCATCTTGTTGCCCTGGTCGTACTCGGCGTGACACCGATAGCAGAGCCATGCGGCCATGCCGTCATGCGCCTTCTGCGCAAAGCCCTTGCCGTGCTCGCCAAGATTGCTGTGCGCCGCCACGACCGTGCCGTCATCAGCGCCACACATCACGCATCGCTGGTCCTTAGCCAGGTCAAGAAGCTTGCGGTTGCGATAAGTCATGCTCGCCCCCTTGCTCGGATGGCTGCGGCGCAGTCAAGCATGGTCGTCCGCTCAGCCTGGGCGATGCCTAGCTGGTCTGGCCACTCAGGTGTAAGCCCTTCACACACCTTTGCACACGCCTCACGCTCTGCTGCGGCGGCTGTCTCGACGATGTACATCAGGCTGTCGATGTCCTTGTCTGACCAGCCTGAAGCCCGCGCCATGCGGATGATGTCTTCGCGGGTCATGAGGCCTCCCGAGCATTGATGGCCTCGAGCAGCTCCTCGACTGTCTCGAACTCCTGCTTGGTGGGCACGAGCATGTAGGTCACTTTGCCGTTGCCCCACATCCCGGTCTTCTTGTTGCGAGGTGTGCTGACCTGCTTGCAGATCAGCTTGTCCTTGCTCATGTACTGACGTACGGCGTGGGTGTCGGCGCTGTAGCCAAACGTGTATTGCAGCGGAATGCTGCGCAGCTCTTCGAGTGTCATGCGTCACCCCCTGTTGGTGGGGAGTACGCCCCGTTGAACTCAGTGAAGCGGCCGGAGTGCGACTGCCATTGCAGGTACGCTGTGCCGCGCTTGCCAAGCCAGCGGCTACGAACCTTCTGGACGTGGACCTCGGTGGCCGCACGCGGGTTGCTGGTGTCCCGGTGGACGGCAATGATGTTGTCGGCCTTGTTGTAGAAGTGCGCCGAGCCTGAGACGGCGTAGCCATCGGGCACGGGGTACGTGCCGTCCTTATCCTTCATCAGCTTCGAGGGGTGCGCCACCAGCCAGATGTGGATCTGGTTGTCACGGGCGAACTTGCGCATCTGCGTGAGGAACAGCGAGACGTACTCGGTCTCACTCACCCCGTCCTTGCGCTTGGTGTGATCGAGCTCGTTGTACGGGTCGATGATCAGACCCTTCATGCCCTGCCTGCGGATCAGGACCTTAGCCTTAGCCAGCACGGAATCAAGGCTTGGCTCCTCGGGCATGATGAAGTGGAAGTGCTGGTTCATCCACTCCTTGGCGTCGGCGAACCTCACGCGATCCACCTGACCAGCCACGAGGCGAGAGCCCATGCGCTTCTCGATCAGCTTTGCGGCGTGCCACGAGATCGGCTGGTTCTCAGGTGAGCAGATGCCGAAGGTCCAGCCAGCGTTCTCTGCGATGTTCACCGCCATCGCGTCCAGCCACTCGGACTTGCCCATCGAGGGGATGCCTGTGACCAGGGTCCACTGACCAGGCGCTGGTTTGTACAGGCCGTTGACCGACTCCCATCCGGTCGGCTCGCCCTGGACCATGCCGAACTCGAGCATCTGGTCGATGTCGTCAGCAATGTCGTCGATCGAGAACACGCCTTCGACAGGGAAGGGCTTGGCATCCTCGATGCACTCGCGCAGACGTTGAGCGCCGTGCTTGACCAGCACCTCGTTGGCGTCTTTGCAGTCTTCGGGCCAGATCACCCGAAGGCACTTCTCCCTGCCCAGGCGGCGAGAGAGCTCGTCCTCGAGCTTGCGACCAGGCTCGTCAGAGTCAACTGCGAGCACCCATTGCTTGACGGCGTCGAGTCGCTCGTCGTCAAGGAACTCGAACTTCTTGTCGAAGTTGGTGGCCCTTACCTCGGGCGCCCCATCAGGCACGCTGATGCAGTGCTGGAACCCCGCGACCTCGAGGGACAGGGCGTCCATCTCACCCTCGCAGATGATGGTCTGCTGGGTCGAGATGTCGTCGTACTTGTAGAGGATCTTCTCTGCGCCAGCGACCTGGCGGAAGTTCTTCTGCGCGTCCCGGTACTTGATGTTCACGACCTCGCCGCCCTTGTAGTAGGGGAAGGCAATCGCCGTGACCTCGTCCTCGATCTGAGGCATCCAGACCCGCTCCATGCTCACGCGGTTGCGGACCAGCACCTCAGTGGTGACGCCGCGCTTGGTGAACCACTCGTGAGCCTTCTCGCTCAGGCTGGCCGGACGGAACTCGGGCTTGGGGTAGACGCGACGTGAGGGTGGGGCAGAGCGGTTGATGACGCCGCTGCCCAGACCACCGGACCAGCCGCAGTGATGGCAGTGCCAGATGCCCTTGAGCGTGTTGACGTTCAAGCAGGGGTAGCTCTGCTTCTTTCGGGTGTGCGAGCACTGCGGGCAGGTCGTCTTGACCTCCTCGCCAGTCCGACCCTTCAGGTCAATTCCGAAATCCTGAAAAGTTTTCATTGTTCTCCGTGAGTAAAAGCGTTGCTGTATGTAGCGATAGCGAGCAGCTATAGAGCTGTGTGTGCTTCGCCGCTTGTCTGCGTACCGCCGACCTATTTGTTACGCTTCGCTGCGTGACTTAGAACAATCTAAGCAAACACCTCGGCGCTCAAAAAAACGTAGACGAATCAGTGGGTTGAATTATCTGCGACGAAATTTACTTTGCCATAGGGGTATACCCTAAAGCAACAGCGTTGCATTTACAGCTACACTACAACCCACAAAACGCGGCGACTGTCCAATTCAATTTGGCTATCGCCAATTTTCAACCAGTCTCACGGAGAACCCATGAAAGAAATCGCCTCGGCGTTGGTTCGTGCGCAAAAAGCGTTCGGTCCAGCCCTCAAACAGAGCGCCAACCCGCACTTCAAGAGCCGCTATGCGGACCTCGCCACATGTGTTGAGGCCGTCATCGACGCGCTCAACGACAACGGCCTGGCCCTGATCCAGCAGACCCATGAGTGCGACAACGGCGTGATCGTGGAGACCACGTTCATCCACGAAAGCGGCGAGACCTTCAGCGCCGGAAAGCTGCACGTCCCTTCGTCTAAGCACGACGCCCAGGGGTACGGCTCGGCGCTCACCTATGCGCGTCGCTACAGCCTTATGGCTGCATGCGGCATCGCCCCCGAGGACGACGACGGCAACGCAGCGACTGCTGCACCACCCGTGCGTCGCGCCCCGACCGCTGCACCCGCAGCACCCACCCCGGCCAAGGCCTCAGCTTTGGACGTGGACACGATCTCGAAGCTGGCAGCAGCCAAAGGCGTCGACACGACCGCCATCTGCGCCGCCTACAAGATCAATTCGTTGAGCGACCTTCCCGCAACCAAGGTGCAAGAAGTCGTCGCTCGTCTGCAAGCCAAAGAAGCAACCGCAACTCAGGAGTAATTCATGTCCGCTACGTACAACAACCAGATCGAGATCGTTCTCTTCGAGAACACACGAGCCACCAGCGCCAAGGCCCCGACCAAGACCGGCACCGTCACCTTCCCTGATGGGACTAAGTACGACGTTGCCATCTGGAGCAAGGTCAGCAAGAACGGCACGCCCTTCGAGTCCGGCGTCCTGAAGCTGCCCGACCCCAAGTACACAAAGAACGACGGCGGCAACGGCGGCTATCGCGCAGCTCCTGCACGTCAGGACCAGGACATTCCTTTCTGAGGCCGCGATGTCCCTCTACACCAACGTACACGGCTTGCCTGACGCGTTCGTCGCGGCCGTCCTGAACGACCCGTATCAGGGCGGCGGCGATATTTCCGCGACCAAGCTGATTGATTCGCCACGTCGTCGCACCCTTTACAGGGCGCACAAGGAGAGCGTGGTCGAGGACGTGTCAGAGCGCGTCTGGTCCGTGATGGGTCAGGCCGTCCACACAGTCCTCGAGAGGGCTGAGACAAGCGCCCTTGTTGAGGAGCGCCTGTACGCCGAGGTCGATGGCTGGAAGGTGAGCGGTCAGTTCGACCGCATGCACCTGGCCGACAGGACGCTGCAAGACTGGAAGGTCTGCTCTACGTACAAGTACTTAGGCGACGAGTCGTGGACTCGTCAGCTCAACGTGCTGCGTTGGCTTGCTCACAAGAACGGCTATCAGGTCGACCGCCTGCAAGTCGTTGCCATTTTCCGGGATTGGAAACGCGCAGAGTCGCAACGGCGCGACGATTACCCAAAGCAGGCAATACAAGTCATTGACGTGCCAGCTTGGCCGTTGGGAGACTGTGAGAGTTACGTGAGAGAGAGGGTTTCTTTCCACCAGCGCAGTGACTCTGGTGAAGAGATCGAGTGCTCCCCGGAGGAGCGCTGGTACAGCGGGACTACCTATGCCCTCATGAAAGAGGGTGGCAAGCGCGCAAAACGCGTTGTCCCGATCCTGTCTGAGCTGGGCGATATCCCGCCCGGTCATTACGTGCAAGAGCGTCCCGGACGTAACCGCAGGTGCGAGGAGTACTGCGAGGTCGCGCCCTTCTGTTCGCAGTGGCAGCAGATCAAAGCCAGTCAACCACAAGAGGAAACAACAAATGATGTCGATTTTTGAAGCTGCCGAGTACCTCGGTCTGAGCGTGTTCTCGCTGCGCAAGCTGGCGCGTGACAGGCGTATCCCATCCGGCAAGGTCGGTCGTCAGTGGCGCTTTCGCAAGGAAGACCTCGACGAGTTCTTGCGCAGTCAGTACGGAGCGCCAGATGCAGCAGCGGCCTGATTCAGTACCCGTCCCGCTGGACGTGCAGAACCACCCGCTGTTCCCGGTGTTCGTCGCGGCGATTCAGCAGGCGATGTACGGCAAGGGTGAGCGTCATGGCGGCAACGTCACGCCGTTCCTTGATCAGCCCTGGGTTCACTACTCGAAGCTGCATGGCCGTGGGTTCCTGACTGGCCAGGCGGCAAAGAAGCTGGAAGAGGCGGCATCCACGCGCAATGGCGATGCTTTTGAGCTCGAGGTCCTTGGCTCGATCGTCTACTGCGGCATGTCCGTTTTGTTCGAGAGGGGCAAGGCATGAACGCATACCCCGTACTGAACGAGAGGCTGGCTGAGCTCGGCGCTGACGCCGGGATGATGGTCGCCGCATCGCACGCTGACAGCGAGTCGATGGACTGGACGCACTACGCCGAGGAACTGTTCATCCTCTACGCCATTCAACACCCGGACGGCTTCATGACTGAGGACGTCAGGGTATGGGCAGGCAAGCTCGGATTCGATGCGCCGCCTGACAACCGAGCATGGGGCTACGTCGCAAAGAAGGTGGCACGCGATGGCCACATCGTTGCGGCCGGCTACAGCAAGCAGAAGAGCGCGACCTGTCACGGGTCGCCCAAGACCCTTTGGAAACTGAAGAAAGAAACGCAATGAGCACCAACCAAATCAACCTCTCCCTGTCCGTCAACGAGACTCAGAGCATCCTGCAAGCGCTGGCCAAGCTGCCCTTCGAGCAGGTCGCAGACACCTGGTTCAAGGTCAAGAACCAGGCTGAGCAGCAGCTCGCTGTCCAGCAGGCGCAGGAGCAGGGCGCTGGCGCTGCCTCCACCGAGGTCGGGGGCACGGACTGATGCCGCACTCGAACTTCCAGCGCACGGCCGTGTGGCTGCAAGCCTGCGGCAAGGGCCAGACGGTGGCGAACCTGTCGGTTCAGATCGGCTGCGACATGGAGGAGTACGCCGAGTTCCTGACCAACGTCGAGCTCGACTCAGAGTTTGATCAGGAGCAGCTCGAGGCCCTCTCCGAGGACCTGGAGCGCATCGGCACCCTGCTCAAGAAGGGTGTGATCATGGCTCGCATCCCGGCCGACAGGCGTATCGAAGCACTCGACGCTCTGTGCGACCGTGAGGTGACCGGCAACGGCATCGCCTACCTGGCTGACTTCGACAAGGAAGGCGCAGACGAGGCAGTGCTGGCAAGCAACGACGCCAAGCTGGTCGACGGCAAGCCCGTGATCCTTCCCGGCGGGAAGATCGGCAAGCCCGAGGGCTGGAGTGCTCCCAACCTGACGGGGTTCGTATGAGCTTCTCGATGGAGCAGGAGCAGCGCTGGGCGCAGGAGCTGCGTGAGTCGCGCCTGCGTCTGATTGCACGGGTGCGTGAGGCGTCCTCGATGTCCTCGCCCACCCGGCGCATGACGCTCTACCAGCAGTGGCGCACACAGATCGGTGATAACGCTGCGCGTGAATCCGCCAAGTTCTCAGAGGCTGTGGTGGGAGGACGGCGCAAGCTCTATGACCTGGAAAGGATGGTGTGATGAAGCGCAGTTTCCACACACCGTTCGAGTGGCTGACGACGATCTTCCTGGTGGTCGCCATGTGGGTGATGTTCTTTGTGTTCCTGGGGCTCATGGCCCGTACCGCCAAGGAACTCTTCTGTATTGGATTCGGGTGCTGACATGGACGACAAGACACAACGCGAGCTCTTTCGCCGCAAGCTGGAAGAGCAGATCAACAAGGTGCCGCTTCGCGTTCAGAACGGCTCCGTTCAAGCAACAAGAGACTGGATGCGTCAGCGCGACCACGCCTCGAAGCTACTCAAGAAACCCGGCGCGACCGTCACGCAGTTGATGTCCGCGTTCGATTCGATCAAGTGAAAGGAAACACATGAAAGATCATCAGGAGAAACTACCCAACAAGCTGTCGATGGGCAACATCCTCGAGGCCGTGCTGCGCACCGACTACTGGCGACTGGGCGATACGACCACCACGGTCTGCCAGCTCACGCTCAAGAACGGGTTCACGGTCGTGGGCACCAGCGCCTGCATCGACCCGCTCGAGTTCAACAAGACCGTTGGCGAGAAGGTGGCCTGGGATAATGCGCTCGAGAAGGTGTGGGAGCTCGAGGGCTACCTGCTCCAGCAGCGTCGGCACGAAGCCGGGCTGTGCTGACTACGGGGGGAAAGCGTCCGACGCTAGCACCGGTCAAGTGAGGGAGCTCCGTCGTAACTAGGAGCTAAGTGGCCACCCCTCCAGTCGACCGGCAGGACGTGAGTACCCCCACCTTTTTCTCGCCAAGCCACCCACAGCAACACACAGCTTTACAGGAATCCGCAGGCCGTTGTATTCTTGCAACGCGGCCTTCGGCGGATCGGAGAAGTCATGTCGATTCATCGCCGTGGGAAAGTGTGGTGGTACTCGTTCTCTGTGCGCGGGAAGCTGTACCGCAACTCATGCAGGACCGAGGATGAGCAAGCCGCCCAGGAGCTGCACGACAGGCTGAAGCACGAGGCCTGGAGTGAGCGAGTCTTGAAGAAGGCAGTGCGCCGCACCTGGGAGGAGGCGGCAAAGAAGTGGCTGGCCGAGCACGCGCACAAGCGCAGCATCCGGGACGACGAGCGGTATCACGCGTTCTGGTTGCGCGAGTTCGCCGAGGCTGGCGTGAAGTACCTGGACGAGGTGACGCCCGATGTGGTCGCCGACATCCGGGACGAGGAGGTAGGGCGCCCCAAGCTGCGGGGCGACGGCGTGGTCCAGCCTGCCACCGTCAACCGGCACATTGCGTTCTTGCGCTCGGTGATGTTGGCGGCGGCAAGGGAGTGGCTCTGGATTCCTCAGTCACCGAAGTTTGTCCTGCTGGAAGAGGGCGACTGGCGCATGAGGTTCTTGACCCCTCCCGAGTACGAGCGGCTGGCCGCAGCCTTGCCCGAGCCTTACGGTTCGGCGTCGAGGTTTGCGGTGACCACGGGTCTGCGCCGCGCCAACGTGTTCGGTCTGCGCTGGGGCAACCTCTCGGTGCAGGGCGGTCTCACGGTGGCGACGTTCCCGCAGCAAGTGATGAAGAACGGCCTGCCGTTCGCCATCCCGCTGTCACCGACCGCGCAGGCGGTGGTGAAGGGGCAGATGGGCAAGCACCGCGAGCTCGTCTTTCCTCGGCCCGATGGTGGCTTGATCAGCGACATCCCGCCTGGAATGTGGAAGAAGGCGCTCACCGAAGCGAAGCTCGAGGATTTGCGCTGGCATGACCTGCGGCACACCTGGGCGTCGTGGCTGCGTCAGTCCGGGGTGAGCCTGGATCGGTTGCAGGAGCTGGGTGGGTGGAAGTCGGTGGAGATGGTGCAGCGGTACGCCCATCTGAACGTGTCGCACCTGGCGCAGCATGCGTTCGTGATCGAGCAGATGCTGGTTGCGGGTGCCGCGCAGCCGAATCTTGGAATGGGGTTGGCCAAACCCTTCCTCGAGGCGGTGGCGTGAAAGGGAAAAGGCCACTGTACGTTTTCAGCACAGTGGCCTTCTCGGGTTAGCGGGCACTCTCAACAAGACCCGCGTTTTCTTGGCTCCCCGACCTGGGCTCGAACCAGGGACCTGCGGATTAACAGCCGGTCTCGGGGGTGTGCAGGCAGGTAGCAGTGTGTAGCCGGGTGTAGTGGAATCAACAACCTACCGTACGAAGGCCGCTCTCCTTGTACGCCCAGATACGCACTGCAACTGTCTGAAAATGACACAGTCAGCGGTGCTTGGCAGCCTTCTTGGCCACGCCTTCAGGCTGCTTGACGAACTGCCTGCCCTTCGCGTTGCCCTCGGCCTTGGCCCGGTTGGTCGCCGCCTTCTCGGACGAGCTGAGCGACTTCCATGCGGCGTCTGGCAGGTAGCGCTTCTTGCCCTCGCTGGGCTTGCCGTCGCTGGTGCGCCACTTCTCGCCGGTCCACTTGGTCAGGGACTGCTGGGAGCCGGTCTTGCCGCCCTTGTAGCCACCCCCGGACTTCTCGTACTCGGCAGCCAGGAGCTGCGCCTTGCGGGCTGACCATTCGCCAGGGTCGCCACCCTTGCCTCCGGCCATGATCTTGTCCTTCAGGCGCTCTCGCAGCGCAGGCTTGGTGTATGCCATGTCGTCACTCCATCAATCGTTGGCCAGCAGGACCTTGCGCATCTGCGGATTGGTCTGAAGAACGAGCTGCACAGCCTTGGCCACGATCTCCTTCTCGCGCTGGCGGCTCAGGTTGTACATCTCCACCTTCTTCTCTTCAGGCATATCGGCCGCTTCGAGCTGATTGCGCGCCTGACGGAGCTGGCCGACCTGATAGTCCACCGCGCCGATGATCGACTTGGCAGCGCCCAGGTTCGGGTACTCCTTGAGGATCGCTTCACGGTTGCCGGGGTTGACCTCGTAGTCGTCCACCTTGGTCTTGATGAACGTCTCAGCCCTGCGCAGCATCCCGAAGTTGTAGCCCTCGGGAATCTTGGCGGTCAGGCGGTCGATGATCGGCAGAGCGGCGTCCTTGGTGTCGTAGCCCTGAGCCTTGCGCACCGTCCACGAGGCGAATTTGTAGGTCTCCGCAGCAAGGCCTGGCAAGTAGCCGCTGACCAGGTAGTCGAACGCGCCGGAGTTGATGTCGATCACGCCAGCGTTGACCTTGTCGCCGCCGGTCAGCTTGTTCAAGCCACGGAATGCGGCAGTCGAGATCGGGCTCGCTGAGTCGAAGTTCATGTGCGAGTCGGCACGCTTGCCGCCGCCGAACATGGACGCCTCCTTGGAGATGGGTGCGCCGAAGCGGTTCTCGTTGAGGATCAGATCCACCAGCGGCGAGAGCACCGTCGGTGTCACCGTCTTGAGAGCGCCGACGCCGGTAGACGACGCATCCAACATTGCGCCACCCAAGGGCGAGAACGACTCGAAGGCAGCGCCAACAATCCGCTTGGCGGTGGTGGACGCAGACTGCGAGCCAGCCCAGAGGGTGTCGGCCATGAAGTGACCGGCAGCGTAGAAGGCGTTCCAGCCGTACGGGATCGGGATCGCTGCGCCAGGCATGTCAGGCCAGATCACGATCGAGGTTGCACGCTTGAACACTGGCACCTTGTCGAGCTTGTCGATGCCGTCATCATCCTCACCGCCAAGAGCGCGGGCGATGATGTTGGTGATGAAGCCTGCTGCCGCCATGCCAAGAGCGATCTTGGTCATGGTCTTCGGGTTCTCCTTGGCCAGGCGGTACATCTTGTTCGTACCCTGCACGGCAGGGTTGAAGAACAGGAACATGTTGCGCATGAACTTCGAGCTGCCGCGCATATTGAAGTTCACAGTGATGTCGCCAGCGAACCGTGCTGCCTCTTCGGCGCTGTAACCGTTGTCGCGCATGACCTTGAAGGCGGCGATACGCGGAGCCATTTCCATCGGAATGTTGATGGACTCGATCAGGTCAGCCGCCTTCAGGAGAACGTCTTTGGCCGAACCCTTCTTGGCAGGGTTCATCAGCTTCTCGAGCTCCTGCACCTGGTTCTCCAGGCCGCGCAGGTTCAGGAAGCTGGTTGCGCCGCCGGAGTCACGCATCTCGATGTAGGCATCGAGCATGTCCTGGCTGGCCGAGTGGCCGCGCTTGCCATCGGTGGCAACGTGGAAAGCCGCCTTGATGGCCTGCGGTTGCAGCTTGACCATCTCCTTGGCCATCTCACGGGTGATGCGACCCTCGGTGACGGCGTTGAAGTACAGACTCTGCAAGTCGCGGATGTAGTTGACTGCTGTCCAGGCCGGGTTCCAAGTGGTCAGCATCTGACCCATGAGCTGGTTGGCTCGGCCAGAGAATCGCTGGAACCAGTTGGTCGCCTCCGGTGGCCAGATCATCCCGTTGATGGCCTCTCCGAAAGTGCCAGGGCCTTTCTGCTTGAACTCCATCGTGATGGGCTTGCCCTTCACATGGACGACCATCACGTCGCGGTTCTGGATGTAGCGGTCATCTGTCGCTTCGGTGACCTGACCGTTCTCATCGAGCTTGCGCACGGTTGCCTGCTTGTTGATCACCACGAAGTCAGGGTCGTAGTTGATCTCGAGCATGGCCAGCACCTTCTGCTTGACCTTGTTCTTCTCGGCGTGGATGACCGATGCCTCGAATGACTGGAGGGTGCGGATCAAGATGTCGGAAGCTGCGTCGCCACGGCCCATTGCGCGGCGGTCCTTGCGGGTGCCGAACTTGGGACCGCCAGCCAGGATCACCGGGTTGTCGAACTGGTCGATGTTCTCGTTGATGCCGGACAAGTTGACGTAGTACTTGTACTGGCTGCGGGCCTTGAGCTCGTCGCGGCCGATCATGCCCGAGTCGTACATCTCAGAGAGCTTGAGTTGCGAGATCTCTTGCAGGATGTGCGTCATCTCAGACAGGGTGTTGCCATACGACTGGCGCGACAGCGTGTTCAGGATCAGATCGGCATCAGCCGTGAAGATGCCCGAGCCGCCATCAGGCTGATTCGGGTTGATCTTGGCGATCTGCTTGTTCCGCTCTGCTGCGTGGCGTGCGCCGAGGTAGGCGTCGATCACGTTGAGGTTGCCCAGGCGGCTGTCCTTGAACGATGCCGCAAGGCTTGGGAACGCCTCGGCCAGAGTCGTGTTGCCACCCTCTTTGCCGAGCTGCTCAACCAGCTTCATCAGCGGCTTCTCGTACTGCTTGCGGTACTTCTCGAGCTTGGCTCCAGTGCGGCGCTCGTACAGGCCCTCGAGGTCGCCGCGCACGTCAAACGCTTCAGAGATTCTGCCCTCGCGCTCCAGGTGGTTGACCACCTCAAACACGGGGATGTACTCGTTCTGGAAGAAGATGCCGCCGTTGCGCTTGATCAACGCACCAAGAGTCTTCAGGCCTTCGACGCTGGTGAAGTTGATGTCTTCAGAGAGGATGCGGAAGTCTGGAATCTTGGCCAGGTCGGACGGGATCTTGTTGTCCACGTACACACCGGAACGCAGACGGCGCTCAACGCGGCCCATCTTGCGCATGGTCGTGACCACCTTCTCGAAGTCAGCTTCGATGGCGGTGTTGAACCCTTTGCGAATGTCCTGGCCGTTGGCGGTGAAGATCGACCAACGGTCGAGCACTGGGTTGTAGCGGGCGTACGCAACGGTCTTGCCGTCCTTGGCGGAGAACAGCTCGTATGGGGTGCGTGTTGCTGCCAGACGCATGTCATCAGGTGCGCCGATGGACGGACGGTCACCACGGCGGACAGCATCCTTTGCGCCGCGCAGCAGGTAGGCCACCTCGAAGTTGCCCTGGCTGGCGATCCAGTTGGCCACGCGCTCCATGCCGATCTTGCGCAGGCCAGCGATCACCTTGCCGACGTAGGCTTGGAACATCCCCTGGTTGCCGCCATCGACCTGCATGTCGGACAGGACCTCGTCCACGGCCTCGAGCGGACCCATCGGGTCTTCGGCCATGCGCTGATCGGCAGCACGACGGATGTCTGGGTTGGTCTTGTACAGGCGGTCCAGGTACGCATCGAAGTCAGCGCCGAGGAAGGCACGCATACCGAAGTGACCCTGCACCTCATGGAACAGGGTGAACTCGGCATCAGCCAGGGATTCGGCGTGGTCGGTGAAGACGTAGACGTCGCCGTTGTAGTACAGGCCCTTGGCGAACATGTTGCTGCCAAGCTTGGCCATGACCTTCTCGCGCAGCTCTTCGGGCAGGCTCTGCACGTTGGGCACGATCACCATGTTGGGAGCGCCAGCCCAGCGGGAGGCGATCTTGTTCAGGTGCTCGGACACCACGGCCGGTACCAAGTTGCCGTTGAAGAAGCCCTTGCGGAAGCGGTACTGGTCAGTGCCGACCAGTGAGGTCGGGACGTTCACTGGACGGGGGCTGCGATCAGCGCGCTCTGCGGCGATGTCAGTCTGCTCGCCAGCGTTCTCGGCCTCGACGTCAGCCTCCTCGTCGGTGGCTTGCTGCTCACCGAGCAGGCCCTCGACGTCGGTTTCAGACACCAGACCAGCGGAGATCAGGTCGCTCAGGGATTCGTCTGTGTCGAAGGTTTGCTGAGGCAGACCGATGTCGCGCTCGCCAGCCTGCTCGACAGTCATGCCAAACCCGATGTCACCCTCGAATCGAGCGCCGATGTTTGAGCGCGGCGGCTCGACCATCATGGCGTTCATGTAGACGCTGTCGATGTATTCGGCGGCAGCAGCTTCGGCAGCCGACTGGCTCTGGAAGATCTCGCCGGTCTCCATGTCGATTCCGGCCATGAGCATTGAGCGCACCTTGGCGACGGCATCAAGCACGGATGGAAGGTCGTTGAGCTCGGAGTTGGCGACCGTGGCGTAGAGCCGCTCCAGATCATCTGGGCGGGTATCTTCTGCGCCAGCATTGATGTCGCTTGCCGTGACGGGCTGAGAGGTCAGGATCGTCTGCGCATAGTCCATGTTGCGCAGCTCGGCGAAGGCCGGGGCCTTGGCTAGGATCGTCGCCTCTTTGGCGATGGCGTCCTTCTTCTGCTGCACCCAAGCATCGAAAGGTGCGCGGTCATCACCCAGGCTGTTGAGCACCTGGCCAGCCAGGTCAGGGCGGCTGCGCAGGGCGAACGCCACGTCCTGGAACCAGGCCTCACGGGCATTGCCCTGAAGCCACTTGTTCAGCGTCTTGTCGTTGGTCGCCTCGGCCAGCGTGTAGTTGTTGAACAGCAGGTTCGGGAAAGCGTCATCAGGATCGTTGGCGGCGACGGTCTGCTCTGTGACGGCGCGACGGGAACGCAGCTCACCACGCTTGGCGAACACGTTGTCATGCAGCGCCAGCTCTTCGGCGGTGAAGTCGCTCCTTGCCCCAGGTTTGACGGACAGCACTTTGTCCATGCTGACCAGCCACTCCATACGGGATGCGGTCGAGTGACCAGCTTCCTTGAGGTGAGCATCCAGCGTCTTGCGAATGGCGAGCTGACTGCTGACGTCCATGACGCCGCGAGGAATGTCCAGCTTGAAGGAGCGGAAGGCATCGACCACATCCTGGTAGCTGAAGTCGCCGTCACGCAGGCCTTGCTCGAGGTAGCCGTTGAGCTCGCTGGCGGTGGACTGCTTGTTGCGGAAGTCAGCCACGAAGCCCATCGCCACACGCAGGCCGTCGAACATGTCGGACTGAGCGTCGGCGGCAGGCAGGTCAGGCATGGCCTCAGCCAGGTCCTGCGCCTTGGTCTCTCGGAACGAGAGCGCCTGATAGTAGTCGTTGAAGACCTTGCGTGCGTCAGCCTCGGGCATGCCGCCGTTGATGGCCGAGCGCGTGGCGTTCATCATCTGGTCAGCCATGCGGCTGATCGAGCGGCGGAACAGCGCAGCCTTGGCGGCGATTGAGGTCTCGCGCACCTTGGTCAGCTCCTCGGACAGGGCGCGGCGTGCAGCCAGCAGCTCCTGCTTTGTGGTGGGCTTGTCAGCGATGAAGCCGTCGGCGAACCGATCGTAGGCATTCATGTCGTAGATGCCCCACAGGCCGGGCATCTCGTCTTCCTCGTTTCTGGCGCGGAAGACCTTGCCGTCCACCTCGATGCGATCCAGGGACTTGATCCTGGACTCGATGTCAGCGATCTGCTGCTCCAGGCCAACGATGGTGTCCTGGAAGAACTTGATGCTGCTGGCGTTCTTGATGATGCCGTCCAGGCGGTTACGCAGACGGGTCATCGCCGGAGTGTCGGTGTTGGGGCGGGGGCCGAACGGCAGACGCATCTGCTCACGAGGCTCGGAGCGTGCCTCTACCGGCGCGGGAGCAGGCTTCTTCTTGGGTTGGCTTGGGGCCGAAACGAACGACATGCCCTCCTGGTCATCGGTGACCGGGGTCTCGTCAGTGCGTGCCACCTGGACTGCGTTCGGGTTGCGCACGACCTGGCCGTCGCGGTTCACGAAGTCGCCGAAGCGCCTGCGCTCATCAACTCGCTTGCCATCAAGCGTCTTAACGGCTGGCTCTTTGGTGGGTGCAGGCTCAGCCACCGGAGCGCTCTGAGCGGGCTGCGTGGCCATGCGCTGGATTTCGGTGAAGGAGCCGAAGCCTTTGGCGTACAGACCAGCCTCTTTGAACGTGCGAGCTGCGGCAGGCAGGTTGCCGTCCTTGAGCAGCTTCATCACACGATCCAGAGCCTTGACGTCGTCCTCGGCCTTGCCTGGCATCTCGTCCATGTCGGAGACCTGGGCTGGAGCTGCGGCAGGCTGTGCGCGGCCACGGGCCTGAGCGGTCTGCTCGACGCCCTGGCTGGCGAACTCGGCCATCATGTCGCGCACCTTCTCGAACTGCGCGATCTCCTTGCCGATCTGCTGGCGGCTGCTGTCTGCGTTGGCGCGGAAGCTGTCGATGATGGTGCTGAGCACGCTCAGCACGCGATCGAGCAGGGAAGGGTTGCGCTGGCCGAGCTGCTCCCAGAACTTGCGGTCCGTGAACATCGTGCCCATGACGTCGGCAGCAATCTCGCTGTCGGTCTTCTGCGCCTGGTTCTTGCCCTCGTAGAACTGCTTGTAGCGTTGCTGCGCCGAGCTGCTCAGGTAGGACTTGATCTCCAGGGCGAGCTGCTGCGCCTGCTGCGGGAAGCGCCGCTCGAGGTCGTGATAGACCTCATGGCCAAGCACGAAGAGCGCCGCGCTGTCAGCGGTTGTGAGGTTGAGCAGAACCGTGCCCTTGCCGTTGGTGCCAGCGATGTAGCGGCCAGCCTTCTTGCGGACGGCGGGGTTCTTGCCCGTGTAGTTGTAGGCGACGATGTTGACGCCGAACAGGCTGCCGATGCGAGTGAAGTACTTCGGAGCCTTGGTCTGCCGGAAGTTCTCGATGGGTTCGCCGAACTCGCGGGACATGGTCTGAGACAGGTTCTCAAACGTGCCCTCGCGGCCAGTGACCGGAGCCGACGGCTCTTCCCGATTCAGGATTTCGCGGGACTCTTCTGGGGTAAACCCTACCTTGGTCATCTCCTGCATGACGTTCTGCATCGCAGACTGACGCACAGCAGGGTTGGTCAGGCCGTTGATCTCTGCGCCTCGACCGGCAAAGTAGGCCTCGTAGCCAGAGCGGTTGCCATCGTCAAGCGGGACGACCGTGCCGTCAGGCGTGGTCATGCTGGCCACGTCTACACCGCTCTCAGCGCTCTGCGCATCCTGGGGAGCGTCGGCCGCAACGGGCTTACGGACCTGCATCTGGCTGGCTTCACGCTCAACGCGAACGCGCTCAGCCTCCTCCGCGAGCTGCTCCTGATACTCAGGGCTGGCGGTCATCTCATCGAGCTGCTGCTGGCGCTGGAGATCAGGCGAGGGAACCTTGAACATGCCGGACGGAGGCATCTCATTGGCGTACATCGGCAGCGAGGCCTGAAGATCGCCGATGAACGATTGACCCACATCGCTGTTGAGGCCGATGCGTGTGCGCTCCAGCAGCTCCGGGTCGGCCAAAGCCTGCTGCACCTGGTCACCCACCTCGGAACGAGCAATAGCTCGCTCAACCATCTCGCGCTGCTCGGGTGTCGTGGCGTCCTGGAGGAGGAGGGCCATCAACGCAGGCTCGGACTGGAGGGTCTCGTTGACCTCCATCCAGCTCATGGGTGGGCGCTCCTCAGAAGAGATGCGCTCGTCGACCTCTTGGTCTAAGGGTTTACCCTGATCCTGGCCAGGTGGCGTGATGCCGCGAGACTCGGGCGGAGTTGCCTGCACGCCGGAGCGTTGAATGCCTTTGACATCCAGGTCGTTGCCTGCGGCATTGCGCAGGTTGTACGCCGTCTCTGGCGCGCTCTGAGTCAAGCCTGCCGCCGCCTCGAGCACAGCGTCATAGACGTCAGCCTTGCCTGTTGCAGCCAGCTCGCCCAGGTACTCGCCAGCGCCTTCGCCAACCGTTTCCAGGGCCAGGCCTGTTCCCGCTGCCGCAGCCTTTGATCCAGTTGTTGATGCGGCCTTTGCTGCGCTCTGGCCAGCAGCCTTTGCTGCAACGCGAATGGCCGGGTCGGCCAGGGCCTTCTCGATGGATGCGCGGCTTGCCATGTCGACGCCAGCGTCAGCCAGCACTCTTGCTTCAGCGCGTGCGCCAGCCTCAATGGCGGGCTTGCCCAGCGTCTTGGCCAGCTTGCCGCCAGCACCAAGAGTGACGGCATCAACTGCGGTGATCACGCCGCCTTTGACTGCGCCTTCTTGCAGGGCTTCGGAGCGGTCAGCTTCGGTGAAGCCGTCTCGCGCCTTCTCCATTGCCTTGTTGCCGGTCTCCAGCGCGAAGTTGCCAAGGAACATGCCGCCAAGGAAACCGACCACAGGCCCAGCCGGGGCGAGCGGACCCAAGAACGGCGCAGCCAAAGCGCCAGCCTTCGCGCCAGCAACGCCAGCACCAAGAGAGACCACTGTGTTGGGGGCCTGCTCAGCGACGAACTGGGCTGCGCCCTCTGGGTTGTCCAGCATGGCGGAGCCGACGTTTCTGACGGCCGAGACGACGCTCGGGTCAGGGTCAGCCTGCTTGCGGCGCTCGATCTCATCGAGCAGATCACGCTTGGCTTGTGGGCTGTTGGGTGCGGCAGCACGCTGAGCGGCGGAGTAGCCCTCGACGTCAGCAAGGTCGCCAGTGATGGTGTTGCTCGTCGCGCCAATTGCCCGACCTGTGTTCTTAGCGCCTTCAAAGACGGCGGTGCCCAGATCAGAGAGGACATTGGTGATGCCGCGCTTGGGCTGTACGGGCTCTTCCTGCTTGTCGTAGCCGTACATGGCACGGTAGCGATCGGACAGCGTGTCTTGGCTTGCCTCTTCCTTGCCCTTGTAGAACAGGCTGTCGTCAGAAAGATTGACCCTGGGCTTGGTGGCAGGATCTTGCGGAGTTTGAATGCCGCGTCGAGCCCCACGTCCCGAGGACGAGGAGTTGAAAATTGAATCGTCGCTCAGGTTAATCAGGGGACTCGACATGGCACTTCCTATACAGCAAACCTCTTACTTGGGGAGAACGGCGCGAATGCCGCCGACATCGACAATCGTGAAACCGTCTTTCTCGGCGAACTTGGCGGTCTTCCCTTCGATACCGCGAACAACTTGAGCCACCTCGTACGCAGACAGCTTCTTGCCGCCGACGTCTCTGGTTGTGTTCCAGATGTTGGTCATGGCAGCGGCATCCCTGTTGCGCTTCTGAAGCTGATCAGGGGTGACCAGGGGGTTGCTCTTGTTCCAGCCCAGGGCATCGTTGATCTGGGTCTGGAAGTCGTCGTAATCCTTGTCGTCGCGTGCGTTGGCACTAGCGTTGACGCGGCCCTCTCGACCGATCTGCGCCGCCCTGACCGTGGCGTCAGCACTGATTCCTGCGCGGCGATCTGCTGCCTTGTTGTCGGACTCATTGAGATCGCGTCTGAGACCGCGATCCTTGTCGCCTTCCTCGACCTTGAGGCCGCGATCCTTGTCACGCTGGCCACCCTCGAAGGCGCGGTCCTCCGCCTTCTCTTTCTCGCGCATGCGGTACTTCACGGCGTCGGCTGGGTTCAGAGCGCCGTAGTGCAGCATCTCGACCAGCTTGCCGCGAGGCATCTGGGACTCTGACGCAACGCCATCACTGACCGTCTGAATGGTGAACGTGTCCGTGGCCTTGTCGTAGCGGGTCTCGCCGACGGTGACGCCGTCAGGAAAGAGCTTGTTGTAGAGAGGCTTGAGAATCTCCGCTCCAGCGGGGTTGCCCATCTCGAGCAACTGGGAGGCGCGGAACACGTTCTCTGCGAAACCCTCACGACGCAGGTCGTTGAGCTCCTTGGTCACCATGGCGGGGCTCTTGCCCGACAGAGCTGCCTGCTGCTGAAGCAGGGGCTCGATACGGGAGTAGTGAATCTCGGCGACCTTCGGGTCCATGCGGTTGTAGGTCAGCCCTTCGCCTGGAGCGTATGCGCCAGAGCCATCGCGGTACTCGGTGTACTCCTTGGCGATCTGCGCGTTCAGATCCGTCATCTGCTTGTCGCGATCAAGAACCTGCTGCTCGCGCTTCATCTGCATGTCTTGCAGACCGCGACGCTTTTCAGCATCGGTCAGATCGGAGCCGATCTTGATCCCACGGACAAAGCCCTCACCAAGGGCTCCCAAACCTGCTGCAACTGACATGATTAACCTCGCAGTCCACGGTCCTGCTGATTCTTCAGCCCGACCTCGTTCATCTTGCTCAACCTCGCCAAGCCGAAGTGCTTGACCGCGCCTTCGTTCAGAACGAACTCGCCGTCGGACAGCATGGCTGGCACCTTGTCGTCACGAGGACCGCCAGGCCCTTCGACCTTGCCGCCATCGGCGAATCCGAATTTGTTGGCGACTGCGCCCCCCATCCTTCCAGCCAGCGTGGTGGGTCCAGCGCCGAGCATCATTCCGCCGATGCTGCCGACTGCGCCCAGAAGGGCGTTCCTGCCAGCCTGGTTGGCGTTGTACGAGGCAAGGCGGTTCTGGAAGTCTTGGTTGAGGATGTTGGCCTGGTTGTTGTAGCCCTGCATTGAAGTCGTGAAACCCTGGCCCATCGTGTTGGTGCCCTGCTGGAACGTGCTCACGCCCTGGCTCGAGGTGTTACCGGTATTCACGCCGGTAGCCGAGCCGCTGTTCAGGAAGTTGCCAACCGTGCCGGTAACGCCGCGACCACGATCAGCAACGCCAGCACGCAAAGCAATAGCGCGGTCCTGGGTGTCGAAGGCTGCTCCTGTCTGAGCGCCAGCAGCGGCCAGCGCCTGGTCGGACATGAGCCTAGCGTTCTCCCTAGCGAATGCCGAGGAGTTAGGGTTAACCCCATATCTGGCCAGTGTGCGAGCGTTCTGCTGCTGAGCGTTCGAGAACTGCTGGTTGACGTTGGCCGAGGCAATCCCCATGCGGCGATTGACGTTCTCGGCTGAGTCGTAACTCATCGCCTCTTGAGCAGCCTTCTCCTCAACCGGCTTGTACGTATCCTTGTACAGGGCCCACTGCTCGTCGGCGATGGCCTGCTGGCGATCCATGATCCCGAGACCGCGAGTCTGAAGCTCCTCGCGCAAAGCGAGGTCCTTCAGCATCATTGGCTTGAGGTCGTTCTCGTAGGTCGTCTTGTAGAAGTTGAACGACTCATTGGCCAATTGAGCCTGCATCCTGGCAGCCTGACCAATCGCTGGGTCGGGCGCGGGCGCCTTGCCGCCGCCCTCCAAGGTCATGTTGCCCTTCCACCCTCGCGGCTGGAACGCCTGTTCCGGGAGGAGGTCGAATTCAGTTGTGTGCCACCTAGACATAGCGACATCCCTCTTTCCACATCACGTATAAAACAATGTCCCCGCCATCGGAAGCAGCCTCCTTCAGGCATACCTCCTCACGGAAACCAAGATGCTCGCAAAGCCGACGAGATGCGGCGTTTCGGGCCTCGACGCTGGCGCTGACGCGTTTGCACCCAAGATCAATGAACGGGTACTTGAACACTTCTTGCACAAACTCCATCGAAGCCTGGCGCCCTGGCGCAATGGCAACGTGCATCCACACGTTTACGGTGTTGTACTCACCGTAGATGACTCCGGCGACCAGCTCTTCACCCACCTCGAGACCAATACCCTTCATGCCTTCGATTCGGGAGATCGGTGTGTACCGACTCACCAGCTCGAAGACGCGGTCAGGGTCCTGGGTAAGCTTTGAGTTCAAGGTGATGTGTGGCTTGCCGCCTAAGTTGCGTTAATTCTAGGTGGTGGGTGGCGCTGGCCAGACCAGAGTGAAAGGGTCGGTCTGCAAGGTGATGTCACGCAGGGCTTGTCTGTAGGCGATCCACTCTGTCCTCGACTCTTCGCTCAGCGGAGAATCCGGCAGTAAGGTCCAGTCGCAAGACAGTAGAGCTATGTTTCGCTTCTCGCGGACGCGAGCCCATGCGACATCGGCGCTGACGACCGGATCAACCTCCACCAGCTCTCCGTTAATGTTTCTTGCCTTGCTGATGTGAATGCTCTGGTCACTCCACAGGTACGACGCCGCGCCCATTCGGGTCGCCCTGTCCTCTGCCGTGGTGACATCACTCGTTTCTGCCAAAAGAATGCAGACGCCGTCATCATCAAAGTAGTAGATCGTGCTCATCTGTAGCTCTTGAAGATTGCAAACTGCGCGTAGTGATCTGATGTCGCGATTGAAATCTGGGCAAAGACCCAAGCTCGATTCCAGCCTGCACTCAGATACCTTGAAATCATCAGCACCGGCGGATTTGGTATGAGCTGGTTTAGCGTCGCGGTGGCTGGCTGCTGGTAGGGAGGCGAAGTCGCACTGCCATCTGTCAGCCCGATATTGAACGTGTAGGTGTTTGCGTTTCCGGTGGCATTCCAAGCGGCAGCAAGGATGACTGAGGCAATTCCGACGTGGTCCATGTAGAAATCGACGTAGGACCAAACGCCATTCGGCGTGTACCTAATGATCATCTCAAACGAAGTAGCCGACCTTGACACAATCATTCCCGCAGTGATTGTGTCGGTGTTGATCCGGGATGCGTTTATGTAGCCCGAGGTGATCTTGTTTGCGCTCAGTTCGTCGATTTGAGCATTGCCAATGGAGGCTTCTGCAATGAACGTCGACGCATTTATCGGCGTGATCTGCTTGATGCCACCACCGTCACTCCAGGGGGAGGCCTCGGTTTGCGCTGCGCCCGCAATCCCAAGGAAGCATCGAGAGAAGAACAAGTACGGGTCGTTTGCGCCTGTTGCTGTGGCCCGAATAATCAGGATGCAAGATGCCGCGAGCGGCGGCGCTACCCCAAAGACGAGAGACATCCTTAGGTTGGAAAGCGACTGGACAGTGCTCTGGTAGGAGACGGAGTTGCCAGCGTTCGATCCCAAAAGAGTCCCGTCGGCTTTGTAGAAAGCGATCAAGACCTCTCCGGTGCATCGGTGAGTATTCAGCAGGGCGTAGCCCTCAACGCGCTGACCCGGCAGCACGGGAATGTTGGAGATTCCGCCATTGAATGCGACCTGAAACTGGGTTCCCGCCGCCAATGCACCGGCTCTGAACATGTAGGCCGTGCCCTCTCCGGCCAGCGTGTAGTCGGGGCTGAGATTTCGGCCAAGGATGACCGGGCCACCTGTTGTGTTGGCGCCAAGGTAGGAGCCTATTGCGCTATCCTTAAAGGAGCCATTGAACAAGAGGTTCTTGCCTTGACCGGCGGCAATGTAAGCAGAGCTGAGTGGCGTCCCGGAGGAAAGAATGACGTTACCCAGAGAGTCCTTGATGGTCAGGTTTCTGGCGTCGATCTTGTCTGCGGTGATGCTCTCCGACTCAATCCGGTCCGCGTCCAAGAAGCCGGTCGTGATCTTGGTGGCATCGAGGCCGATGGCGATCTTGGCGTTGTCGATGGCGGCATTGCCGATCTTCGCCGTCGTGATCGTGCCGTCACGAATAAATGCGGTGTCGATGTAGACGCCAGCAGGCACGCTTACGCCGTTGATGGTCGTCGGTGTAGCCTGGACCACAAACGGAAGACGTGGTGA